TCAGAGATCGCCCGCGCGTATGGCGTCCCACCTACGATTGGTGGTGCTCCCGCCCGCGCGGCGCACGCCGATTCTGCCCGCAGCGGCAATGTCGGTATCCGTCAGGGTGGTTGCGAGCACCCCGTTGAGGTAGGCCCGCAAGGTGCTTCCCTGTGCCTCCAGTCGCACGGTAGCCGTCCCGACAGGTATGGCGTCCTCGGAGGTGTAAAGCACGGTGCTGGTCCCTCCGACTGTCTTGGAGACGGTCAGGTACCGTGTCCCCGTGATTCCGATGGCATACCAATTGACGAGATCCTGCGCTCGAAGGATGGACCAAGGGTTGTACCCGCTATTTTCCGTCGTGATTATGACGTCCGCCTCGACATAGCAGTCCGCAGCGGACGCATAGTTCGACAGATGCGTCACACCATTCGTGGTTGCGCTGGATACCAGGGACGCACCATCAGAATGGATTACCGCGGACGGTCCCCCGCTGGTCATGTCAGGCCACGTATGCCCACTGTCGGATGTATGCGCGGTCAGCAGCGTCCCGGCGACGTCTGTAAAGGTATCGACAAGGCCGGTCGTGCCGCCACCAACTACGGCAGTCACAGGAGCCCCCGTATCGTAAACACTATACTCACCGGCAGACAGGCCTCCGATGACCTGTGGCAGGGAGGTTCGCGGAATGAGATGGACGTTATCCGTGGACATGTCCACGTCCGTGAGAATGATACGATTTGCCATAATTATGCTCCGTAATTGGTTACAGTGATTTGCCCGGCTCCACCAACTGCAGCAGGGCTTGTAAGCGTGTCGTAGGAAGTAACTGTGGCTTGCCCGTTGCCTCCCTCAACCGCGAGACTTGAGCCGCCGCCTGCCTGCGCGATCAGTGCGTTATAGTTGGGCTGCGCAGGACGCCCCACGGGGGCGCTGTTGTCAGCAATGATCGCCGTGGCGGCGGCATTGCTCGGGTCAGGGGACGGATAAATCCAAACATCCAGATCGACATCGCCCGGGTCCGCCGAAAGCGTGATGGTCAGGTTAGACCCGGATGCCGCAACGCTTGCGATTGTCAGCGCAGTTCCTGCCTGCTCGACCCGCACCTTGTTTGTCGGCACGCCGGTCAGTGCAAGCGTTGCGCCATCGGACAGGTCGCATGCGACAGTGATAACCGCGCCCGCCTTGGTAGCCGAAACCGGGACCGGGGGGTGCCAATCTTGCAGCAGCGCGCGGCGAACGTGCCGTGCAAAGCGCTGCCCTCCGGCTTGGGATTGGTGAATGCCATCGGTCAAGATGATGTCGCGCGTGTCCATGTAAGTGCCACCAAGCTGCGTCATCAGCTCTTGCACCGCGCGGCGCATGTTGTTGCTGTTGACGGTGGTCGAGGACGTGCGGGTGAATGTCGCGGAGCCAATCAGCCGGAAGTTGCTACCACGAATAGCGTTGTGCGCGGGGAGACTGTCCAGAACGTCTTGCGTGGCAGCCTTAAACGTCGCGGGTGGAGTTGACGACGACATGTCTGTGCCGCCCTGAACCCAAAGGAACGCCTCAAAGCCGCCCGCCATGTCCAGTTGCGCATGGAGCCGATTGCGGTCGGCGGACCCTGCGGCAAAATCAGACGCTTTGGTCGTTCCCCGGGAATAGCCGACATAGCCGACGGCCACACCAAGAGCGACAGTCATGTCTTGCAGAATTTGCCCGGCAAAAGAACCGGTATACTGCCCGTCATCGGCAGGGCGACCCCACGTTCCGTCTGTCCAGTCTTGCGCATCGGCGCTGTCCCGCGCGTGCCACGAAATAAACCCGTCATCCGGGACCGTGATACCAAGCGATGCCAGCGTCCCGGCGCCATTGGCATAAGCCGTGTAGCCCATCTGGCTCTGACCGCCGCCCGCGATGATGGCGCCCATCGCCACGGGCGTTGTGCCCTCCTGCCACGGGCCGCCGGCCTCGGCGGCAAGATCGACATAACACCGCCCGCGCCGGGCCGGGATACCTGCTACATCCAGCGTCGATGCCCCTTCGGTTACATTGCCGACCTGCCACGCCGCCTTGATCACATCGCCAGTGACCGCATCCCGCAGGCGCGCATAAACTGGCGTTGCCGCGCTCGCCGTCACATCGATCGGGATCACACCCGCGCCCCGCCCGAAATCGCCTCCGGTGTCCGTGTCGCGCTGATAGACCCGCGACACAGCCAGTTGCGACATGATAAAATCACCAGGCGAAGGTGGCTCTTCCCGCACCTGCACCGTGCGCGTGGCGGTCAGCGGTTTGCCATCCGCATCCGCGCCGGTCGCGGTCACCACCAGCGGGCCAGCCTCGGCCGGGGCCGTGCCGGTGCGCGTGTTGCCGCTGCCGGTCAGGGCGATGGGTGTGCCGCCGGCGGTCGCGGTGACCGTGGACAGGGTGCAGCCTGCGGGGACGGCGATCGTGACGGTAAACGCGCCGCCGACGTATAGGGCTGAGGGGCTGACGGAAATGGAGAGCCGTGCGCCCTTCCTGAAGCTCCACCCGAAGCCGTTCTCCGTGTAGAGAGTGATTTCTTTCGCCATGTTGTCCTCACTGGCAGATTGCTTGAAAAACGGTCACGAACCGCGCCCCGGATTGCAGGGTCTCGGCGGTGTCTCGGGTGGAATAGGTGGGCAGGTCCCGCCGCAGCTCGCGGCAGATCGTGCGTTCAGTCTCGGAGCCGGCCACTGGCGCGCAGGCGCTCAACAGGATCATCGACAGGCTGAGCACGGGCAGCGTCGGCCCGGTCCTCGATCTCGCGCGCATTGGCGGCGTCCTTCTTTTTCATGATGGATTGTGCGGCGGCGGAGCCTTGCGCCCTGCCCCGCCAGAACGCGGCCACCAGCGCGAGGACGAACGCCCCGGCGATGGCGGCCCATGTCTTGAGCTTGGCAATCACGTCATGTGTCCTCCGGAATGAAAAAAGCCGCCCCGGAGGACGGCTTTGGTTTTGGCTGGAAGAATCACCGGATCAGCTACTAGGGTGCAGCATTCAAACGGAGATTTTGATGGAAGAAGACCTTAAGCCTCAGTTTGGCAAAGTGCCTGAAACACTGGGCGCCGTTGCTTTCTCTGGGCCCGCCACTGTCGTGAACAGGGTGGTGGTAACGGAGGCTGACGGCATCGTGCGAATTTCCACGATGGAATCCGACACGAATGAGAATGTTCACTTTCGGGGCGCTGTCGTCATGTCATTGGGACTTGCGGAGCAATTATCCGAAATGCTTCAGCACATCACCGCCAGCGCTCGCAGCAGGATGGCACAAAATGGCTAACGAGGCTTCTTCACGTGAAAGTAAGCCTTATCTGGCATATAGTAGCGATGGCCGCACGCCTCCGAGCGGCCCAGGCGGTGGAGATGGCGGTATGATGTTTCGCATTGAGCGCCTCGAAGAGGACGTTAAGGAGATCAAGGGAGAATTGAAAAAGGTTTCCTCGGATCTCACTGACATCAAGGTTAAGGTGGCCGAGATCTCAGGAAAGATCTCAGGCCTTCCCGGTTGGGGCGGTCTTTTGACCATCGCAGGTATCATTATTGCCGCCGTCGGCATCATCGTCCGCTTCCTGCCCTCCGCCCATTGAAAACTTAGGTCCGAGCCCTCCGGTATAGCCACGCGGCCAGCGCCAGCAGCCCAGCCAGCACCGCGCCGCCGACCAGCAGCGTCGTCGCCGTCTCGGGCAGTTCCCGCAGCGCCGCCGATACCGTGCCGAGCGCCGCGGCCCCTGCCCCGGCCTGCGCGGTGATCTTTGCCACCATCGGCGCGGACGAAATGTCAGCCTCAAGCCCTTTGGAAGACGCCTCAGCCACGGGAGCGGCCGGAGCAGCCCGACCGATGAGGGTGAGTGCCTGCGCGCGGGCAAACTCCACCCGCGCCGTCCAGCCCTTGCCGAAGGTCTTCCACGTCTTGAGGCTGCGCAGGAACTTGAGCCGTGCATCGCAATAGGCGTTCGCAAGCTGAACCTGATCCGACGCACGGATTGCAGCCAAGGTTTGGAGGCCGTTAACCCCATCGGCAGCAACCCCGACGATGGTCTGGATCTCACGCATCGCCCGCGCGGGGCCGCTGTTAACGGCATAATCCGCGACCAGATAGTCGATGCCGGCCGGCAGCGCATCGAACTGGATAGGATCCAGATACTGCGCCCCGATGATTTCGTTTGCCTCGGACTTGGTGATGTTCTTGACCGACCGCTGCGGACGCCCGGTCTTCGTGTTCCATGCCGCATAGGTCCGGGCAGTGATGCCGAAGTTGGTTTCCCCACCCGGATCTTTCGGGTTGTTGGAGTACCCGCCTTCGCTCAGGCCGATCCATGCGATCGCCTGTTCTCTGTTCTCTTGCATGTCATTTCCCATGAAAAAGCCCGCGCGAGGCGGGCGGGTTTTGTCTTGCGACAACTCGGGGGGCGGTCAGAAAATCAGATGCGCCGCGAGGCAGACCCCCACGGCGAAACCGATGCGCAGCCACATTGCCGCTACGAGGCATGAGGACTGCGGGCGCGGGTCACGGATTGGTATCATGGGGCAGCCTCCCCGCGCGGATGCGCTGGATCACGACCTCAAAGATGGCAGCTCCGATCGAGCCGGTGAGATAGGCAACAGAGCCGCCGGCGGCGCCTCCGGTCATGGTCAGGGTTTCGGGCGGCATGCCAAGCCAGTAGCCGACGATCGGTGCGCCGAGGCCACCGATCCCCGCGGCGAACAGCGCGCCAAGGGTAATGTGCCGGACGGCCTCCCGGATCGTTGTGCGGATCACGAGCGCATTGGTTGCACCGCCGAGGGCGCCCCAGAGCGCCGCAGCGAACGCGCCAGACGCCAGCAAGGCCGTCACAACTTCGCGCCAGAAGGGTTGAGGGTCTTCAGTCAATCGCGCCTCCTGCGCATGAAAAAGCCCCGCCGGAGCGGGGCTGGTTGGAAAGACGTCGAACAGAACCTTACCGCGACCAGATATATCCCCCAATCGAACGCAACCGATCAGAAATCCGTGGCCTATTCTGCTGATGCATAGATCCAGTCTCCCCTAGATTAGCCTCGTATACCACTTTATTGCAGGCAATCTCTGCCCGTAGATCTTCAATCAGACGATCACCTTTTCTTTTCTCCCTCGCTAAATCGGCTCGGTTGCCCCACCTGGAAGCATCATAGCTGGTCAAAAACTCGTACAGATGAGGCGCATCTGCCGCCTTGACTTTAGTGGTTCGGATTTCACGCAGGATTTGTTGCTCCGCAAGGAGCCACAAGCCAGGAGATTCCCTCTTGCGAAGATACAGCGTCAGCATTTCGACATAACGAGATGAACGAAGACGCCGACACCGGATCTCACGTCGATGCTGCGCCAAGTCAGCATTAGGTGTGACGATTAAGTCAGAAATGATAGATGAAAGTACACCCATCTCTGTCAATGTCCGGGGTACGAAATGAGAGGCAAGTGGCACGATAAGTCGTCTATGCTTACCCGGCAAGCCTTTTAGCAAATTTGCATGGGTGGTATCCATTGGATGAATACTGTCATATATTATTGAGCCAGTGGCTCCGCTCATTCTTCTTGCAGCGTTCGGATATACACGCTCACGGGATGCAAACCCGTCCATCCAAACCTGATGGAGCTTTGCCTCTGATGTACGAATGGATAATTGCGGAGCAGTCACCAAATATTCCGCACCAAGATCCTGCGCAAAACATGCAGCTCCAAATCCGCCCATGCTTTGCCCATAGGTAACTCGCCGACGGATGCCAAGGGTAGCTCTGTTCGCAGCTTCTATCGCGCCAGGCATTTCGCGGGTCTGCCACCAATGATCCCCTTTAGTAGTAAAGAATACACCGGTGGCACCCACTTTTTGAAGAAATCCATCCCCATACCTAGGATTTTCATGCTTATGCATGCCGTGGCCGGAGAAGCTAAACACCACAATTTCGGATGCCTTGTGCCCGCTGCGATCGATGAAAACGACAACATCATCTCCATCAAAAATTACTTCCACAACGATCTCCGATTCGTGTCTGTGCTCGCTGATTCACCATAGCCACCCGCCAGCAAGGCGGGAAGTTTCGATCTGCGGTCAATGCAAGATCGGGACGATCTGTGTGCCACTCACGATACACGGTGCCATCGGGACGGATCAATCGTGCGATCATAGTTGCACCCATGACTGCCACACGCCTCCAGAAAACCTTCGGCGGTATACTGCGTCCGTGCCCCCCGAGAAGAACATCTGATGCCCAAGCGTTGAACTCTGGGAGAAAGTTTCAACGGTGGAACCAGTAGCTGTTTCGCCTGTGGGAAGGTTGGTTGCCCCTCCTACCAGATGGTGGACCTGCCGCGTCCGACGCGAGGACATCACGATGTCATTGAGCGGCGCGGCATAACCAACACGCTCTTCAAACGTAGTCGATCCGCTCAGATTGGTGATGCGCGAGGTAGCCGCAATCCAGTCCTGCTTCCCGATGTCCGTATTAACCGCGCCAGAACCCACGTATATCCCGCGCGAGTTGGTTCCTTCGCAGTTAAACTGCTCCTGATCGATTGTTAGCCATGTGCCACCATCGACTTGAATAGCGGTCTTCCAGAATGTGTTGGCGGTAAAGTGATACACATTGTTATTAAGAACACCCCACTTGCAGCCATCACCAATGCGCACAACAACTCCATCTGCAAGCGGTGCTGCCCGAACGTATTGAAGGATGTTGGAGATCCGGTATTGCAGCACATGCGTCAGGTCGATATTCCGCGTGAAGGCGTTGATGTGCCCGTCCGACACAATCAAACCGGGCTCGCCGCCCCAAACAGTAACGTCCTGATTTTCGACGATAATTCCCTCGTTGATGGTGGGCATTTCGAACTGGGACAGATACACGCCTTCGACGCCAGCCGTATACACGCCCCGGTTAAGACCCGTGATGTTGAACTGGGATGCCCATAGCTTTGTTGGGCCGTTCTCTCCGGTGAAGCTGATAGCAGTGCCTTTATACGGGCCTTGCGCATTCGTGAGGTATCCCGCAAACCGCGCACCCCGGAGGTCCACGTCGATGGCATCGATAAGACGCAGGCAGTCCGACCATCCATCGGCGTTTGTAGCGCGACTTCCGCGAAGCTCGAAGTTACGCAGTGTTACCCCCCTGTTCTGCCGCGCCGGTATAGTATCTCCTGCCGCACTGTAGTCGATGGTCAGCGCTGCGCCGTCTACTGCCTGATGGCTTGCCAGAATAGCGATGTCGCTGATGTCCGTTTTTGTCGGCGTGGTCGGCTGGATGTTCAGACCACTGCCGGAACTCCAGATCATGCGCGATGCACTAGGACCATCCCCCGCAAGGGTCAGACCACCAGAAACAGGAACAGCCGCATTGAGATAGTAGTCGCCCCCGGGAACTATGGCTCGCCACCGCTTGGCGGCACACGCATTGAGAGCTTCGGTCACAAGTTGGGTGATCGCCGAAGCATCTGACGCGGTAGCCTCTCGATGGCGAATGGCGTCATCGAGACTGCCAGATGTCATCAGGTCGAGCGCCGACAGGCTGTCTCGATTTCGCAGGAGTGACGGGAGCGCCAGATAGCTCTCTCCGTTCGGGAAGTTGCCCCGGCGCGCCACTTCCCCGGGCACCCACCCCGGCAGGTCCGGGATGGCCGACGACACACCGTCATAGACGTAGGGCAGCCCTGCCGCGAAGATGACCATGCCCGCGATCTTGCCGGTGGCGGTTGCATCCCACGCCACGAACGCATCCCTCGTGGAGAAGCTGTTCTCGGTAGTGATGGCCGAGCCATCCACGATGGCCGAGATCTGGCTCTGAAGGTTCTGGTCGCCAGCAGCGCGAGCATTCCGCTCCTGTGTCAGATCGGCAGGAGAGACGCCCCCAACCGGCAGGACACCACCCGCGAACATGAGGGCCTTGCTACGGTCGATGGTGGTCATGGTGTGATCTCCTGCAAAACGGTGATCGTGCCGGTCATGGTGCGAGACACCCGCGATATGGTCGAAAACTTGATGTCGATTTGATGGGGGCCGAGCGGCAGAGCCGCCGTCTCGGCTGCGGTCATGGTGATTTCCACCTCGCCGTCAGTGGCGGGGGTGAGCTTCGTGACCGTCAGGGCGCGCAGCACGCCATCAGGGCCAAGCAGGGATGCCGCAATATCGACGCCCGTATGATCGAGCCGCTGGTCAAAGTCGCCGACCCAGATCATGCCAAGCGAAAGCGTGTCCCCGCGCTTGATGCTGGTCTCGGATTTGACACGCGATGGGATGCGAACTGTCTGCTCTACGAGGTCGGCCAGAGAGAACGGGCCAGAACCATCGATGACGATGTGTCGCATGGGAATACGCCGCTGGTGACCTGCGAGCAGCGCCACGTAATCGACATCGTAGACGACACCTTCGGGCGATCCGATCAGTGTCGCATTGATCGCTCCGCCGATGACGTTCGCCGTGACCAGCTGAGGCACGGCAAGCGTGTCATCTGCCGCCACATAGCTGCGCAGCCGGAATTCGATCTTGGCGGCATGCGGGGGCAACCCGGACGGTGCAATCACCGGCCCGGCCACCTGCACTTGCAGGAATGCCATGCTTTACCTCATTGCGATGGAAGTTCAGGCCAATCCGGATTGCACGGATCGACAGTGTTCTCGGGCAGGTCCCGCAGATCCTGCCGGTAGGCGAGCCGCGCGATCCGCTGTTCGTCGGTCTGCGGATAATCCGGCGCGGTGTACTTGTCCGAAGCATCCAATCGCCGGTCTCGCTCCGCCCGCAGGGCAGACCAGACACTGGCGGTAGCCCCGGCATCTTCGACCCACGTCAGCGCCGACCAGTCCCAGACATGGCATGCTGTGGGGCGATCCGGCCGGACAACGACATTGCCGTCGGCGACATAGACTGAGTTAGGGTTCACATGGCCCTCGATCCATCCGCCCCCCGCCGGCACGTTCAGCGCAAGCGTCTCGGCATTTGGATAGAGGCCGACGGCGATGATTGCGCCATTGGCATCATATATGCTCGCTCTTATCATCGCTTCACCCCCAGAACGGCCAATGACCCTATCGCCGTGAGGCTGCCATTCTGTCCGCGCCAGTTCAGTGAGTAAGTGCGAACGCCACCCGCGCCGTCATCGTCAACCAATTGTCCGCTCGGGAAGTCGGCGCCGTATTGCATGTTGTTTCGCTGATCGAGGACGGTCCCTTCGCGCGAAATACCGAAGTCCCATGCTACCAGAGACGAGTAGCTATGCTTGATCGACCAGACCAACAGCGCCGGCGTCCCGACTGGAAGATCGACCGTGACCGACACGATAGGACCAAAGGTCCCACCACCAGAAACGGTCGGTCCTGTAGCCGAAGCCAGAACGGCAGCGGCATTCGGGGCCAGATCCACGGTGTTGATCAGGATGTCGTCGGTCAGGACATAGATCCAGTCCGACCACTGAGACACCCCGCCCAGATCCGAGATCAGGCACCCACGCACCTGATAGGCCGTCGCGCCGAGAACCCCGTCGATCACCCACTGAAACGGCGATCCATATGGGCGCAGCACATCATGCAGGTTTTCCGTCTGGCCGTTCAGGCGCACCTGAATGCGGATCTGCTGAACCCCCACCTCGCCGCCGAGCGTCGAGACAAGGATACCGGGGCGCCGATCGACGCCGTTGTTGTCCTCGATCGTCGTCGGCACCGCGGCGAAGCCATCTATCGCCTGCTCCCACCTGATCGGGTTGACCGGCGAGACCGTCGTGTACGGCAGCTCGAAATCCGTCGACCAGTCGTAATCGGCCGGATCGCACTCCCGCAGGTTGACGGCCACGCACATGCCCGGCAGCTTCGTGACGCTCTCGACCAAAAACTGTTTGCCCTGATAGCCGTTGCGCGCGCTGTCCCATGTGATCATGTCGAGCGGCTCAAGTGCATAGGCGCCCGGATGCAGCTGGAAGCTATGCAGGCGCATCCGCCTGTAGTCCTCCATCTGCGACCGCATGAGCCGCTGCACCTGGTCGGCAAAGGGCACCGCCGAATAGCTCAGCGAGGTCGGCAGGTAGCGCCCGTCATCCTCGGCCGTCCATTCGTCACTGACATATTCCGGCGCGTCCTTGTTCGCCCATTTCTCCGCCGGCTCTGGATAGGTCGCCGACAGCGCGTTGAACGTGTCGGACACCGACGAGAACGGGGTGAAGCTCTGGCCATCCGTGATCAGGATATCCTCATCCGAGATCGAAAACACCGACGAACCCGGCAACCCGACGCAGGGCTTGAGCATCCCGCCCACCTCGGCGAAGCGCATGTTTGCGGCCTTGCCGAGTTCCTCCATGACCGACAGCGGCTCGGTCGAAACCTCGATCTCCATACCGCAGCGGTAGGCCGGTTCGGTCGATCCGTCCGACAGCGATACTCCGGCATCGCATTCGTTCATCGCCGCGAACCATTCGGCCAGCGGCAGGCGCCACGCGGCCATGTTCTTTCCGCCGAACACCCATTCCGACCCGTAGTAGATGCCGCGTGCGATGTTGTAGGCAATCACGGCGGGGTTCAGTGTGGCCTCATAGGACGCCCGGTTACCCCACCGATGCGGCCCAGAGCCGCCCACAGTGCTGTCCTTGCGCGGATCATAGAGCGCGAGCGGCGCCGGCTCGATCAGGTAGGACGGATACGAGGTCAGGGTGTCGTCATCATAGCGGGTCGTGATGATCGCATAGCTTTTGCCTGTGCCGATCATCTCCGCGGTCCACGGGTAATCCGCGTCGTCGCCGAACAGGTGCACCAGCAGCGGATCAGCAGCGGTCTGGTTTCCGTCCACCCATTTCAGATAGATCCGGTAGCCTGTCCCTTCGTCGCCGGCGTCCATGTAGTTCGTGACCGGCCGACCGATTTGCAGCCATCCCGCCGGGATCGCATCGTCATTGTAATCGCTGATGCTGCCGATCTTGCTGCGGTCGGCCGAGGCATTGATCGCCCCGAGCTTGCCCGAGACGAACTCCGCCCGCTCATCATCGACCCACAGGCCGTTGAACCCCTGCGGAAGGCAGGACACCTCGATCACATCCGTGATGAAGCGCGTCTCCTTGCCCCACGACCCGAGATACTTGCGCTTGCCCGCCGTCGCGAACTGCCCGACGCAGAACGTCAGCGGGCTGTCGTCGGCAAGATCCACGTCGAACTTGACGTCATAGGACTGCTGCCCGGCGGTGGCCTTTGGCGTCAGCGCTTTGGTCAGGGCGCTGGCAACGATGGACGTGCCGATACCGACGACAACGGATGATACCGCCAGCGCCGCGCCACCGAACACGGCGGACATGAACGATGTCGCCGCCAGAGCCGCCGAGATGAAATCGGCATGCGCGGGCCCTGCCCCGAACGCGACCAGCGCCGTGGTGATGAAAAGCAGCTTTTTCATGGAGCGTCAGCCCACCTTGAAGGCTTGTGTTGCGGCCTCGCGCGGCATCCGCCCGTGGCCGGTCTCTGTCAGGGTGACGACGCCGGATGCGTCAAAGATGCACAGCCCCGCGCCGATGGCGTCGTCTGTCGGGATCAACCCCAGATCACCGACGCGCGCGAGGGCCGGCGGAATTTCCGGGAAGAGTGAGGCCATCATCTCGCCCAGGTTGTTGTGCCCCTTGCTCTTCAGCTTCTTCAGCGCGCCGGCGGCCGTCGTGTAGCCCGCCCAATCGGGGCGCAGGTCAACTCCGGTCAACGCCTCTACAGCCACGAAGGCGAGGCCCGAGACGCAATCATGCGCGCCCCACTCGAAGGGGACTTGCCGCTGCCGGTCCATCTCGGCGGCGAAGCGCGCGCGCCAATCGGGGAGACGTGTCAGATCGGTCATTTCGTTTTGTACCACTGTTCCTGCCACGCCGCGGCGATGGCGCTGTATTTGGCGAACTGGTCGTTCGGGTTCCGCCGCTTCTGGTGGCTGTCCGAGGACTTCGCCGGGTTCGTGGCGGTGAGCTGCCACATGATCTCCGAGCGGACCGACAGCGAGATGCCGCCATCGCCGCCCACCGCCGGCGTGCTGATCGGGCCCTCATCCACGATGCCGACCCATTGAAGCTGCAGCGCCGCAGTGAACACGCCACCCGCCCGGGTCGTGGCGTGGATCTCGCAGTAGGCCATGCGCACGTCATAGCCCCGCACCAGCAGCTGCGCCGCGTCGGCGATCTGCGACAGGGTGACCGTGACCGGGTTGTCGGTCAGGTCTGCCACCATCGGCAGGCCGTCCGGGATGTCGAGGTTGCAGCCCCCGACATAAACCCGGCTGACCGTCGTGCCATCCGGCTGCGTCAGGGTGACGGTGATGTCCTCATCGCCCGACCACAGGCCGACCGGGCGGGCCACTCCCGTGTCGCGGTCCTTGCCGACGCACCAGAAGAAATAGACAGGTGCAATCCCGTCTTCGCGCGCAGCTGTGAGGCTGGCGGCAAATGCAGCGTCATAGATGCGCATGTCACACCTTTTGCAGGAGGGTCAGGGAGGCGCCCTGAGCTACGAATCCGGCGACGTAGCTGTAGGGCGTGAACCCGTCTGGCGGGACGATGGCCTTGATTGTCGGACGGGTCAGATTGACCGTCATGCCGATCGCCAGCCCAAGCGGCGGGTACGGGTAGATGTCAGCCCCGGCCGTGGTCCCGTTGCTGATGGCCGTGTCCGTTTCGAGGAATTCGGCCATGTAGTGCCGCCCGGTCGCCCACTCAACGCTGAACCTATCACCCGGCGAGATGACGAAACCAGCGGGGAGCCCGGACAGAGCGATGCGCGTGCGCCCCGTGTTGATGGCGCGGACCGTCACCGTGGACGAAGCGAGTTCCGCCGTTGCCCCGAAGCGGGGTCCGTCATAGATCGGATCAGACCAGAGAAACGCCCGGTTCACCCCGAGCGCCCGGAACTTCGCGTCGATCTCCCGCGCCCTGCCCCGGCAGTTCCGACCGAGCGCCGAAAGGTTCACGGTCGCGGTCCATAATGGGCGTGCCAGTTCCGCCGCCCAGTATCGCCCGTCGCCCGATCCCGACATTTCGTCGTTGCGTTGCAGGCCGACGGTGACGGCTTCCTTGGTGATCAGCAGATCGTTCAGAAAGTCGAGGGGATAGATGCTGGATACTGCCATCGCATGTTCCTCGGAAAAAGAATCGCCGGGACTCGCTAAAGCCCCGGCGCGGTTCCATCATTCTGCTGCACAACCATTGGATGAAGGAGATTCGAATGGAGTTCTTGCAGTTCGTTGGGGCGGCTCTTGTGGCAGTCTATGCGATGGTTGGAGGAGCCTTCATCAATGCCTCGATTACTGCCCCGGAAAATGCAGCCAAGCTACTGTCAGCGGGATGGGAATCTGTGCTTCTGTTTCTGCTATATGGGATCGCTTTCCTCGTCATATGGATTGCTGTGCAGGTATTCACTCCGAATTTGCCGATAGAGAAGAACCCGTTTCTATGGGTCTCCGCTGCACACATATGCCTTTACCTCGTGTTCCTTGGGTGCAGAAGGATCATCGAGATACTTCTCGCCGATGAACACCCCAAGGCCGAGCATAAGGAACCCGACGCAGAATAAGTGCATCTGCATCCGGAAGGACATTCGTCCCATCTCGCGCGGGACTTCTTTTCCCTGTTCCATCACCGCCTCCTCGGATTGGTGTTGATCTGCTGCACCCGTCCCGGCAGGCGCTTGTCATAGGCCGATAGCCCCTGCGACACGCCAGACGCCACCATCTGCTCGATCTCGCTGTTACCGCGCGCCCCGGTGACGTTGATGTTTATCGATGTCGGTTCCGACGCGCCACCGCCGCCCTGCGACTGCACGCCGAGCTTGCCGTTCGCGGCCCGAACCAGCGGTAGGATCGCCTCCGGCCCCGCCTCACCCATCAGTCCAGTGCCCTTCGCGAACGGGAACAGCGTGGGCTTGTTCACCACCTGTCCAGAATAGGCGCTGATGCCCGGGCCGCCGTAGACGCCGCCATTGGCGTTCATCGTTAGGCTTGAGCCAATGGCGTTGACCAGCCATGAGCCGCCGGAGGTCATGCCAAGCAGTGACATGAGGCCCTTGGAGAACTGCACCTTTGCGATCTGCATCAGGAGGTTGGCAATAGCACTCTTGGCGGCATCCGCTCCGTCTAGGATAGACCCGAACAGGGTATTCATGGCATCTCTGCCAGTCGACGCAACATCTCTGAGCCTGTTCAACTCCTCCACCTGGTCGGCATAAGATTGCGCCATTCGGTCAGCCTGCGCCAGTTGCTCCGGCGTCAGTTCGATCCCGGCCTTCTGCGCCGCCGTCAGCAGTTTCTGCTTTTCCGTGATGGCGGTTAGCTGTGCCTCGATGCTTCCGCCAGCGAGATTCAACGATTGGTAGGCCTTGATCTGCTCTGCGACCGCAGAAGTATTACCTTGCAGGGTGATGATGGACTTCTGGTAGCGCTCCTGAGCCGATTCCTCCGCCTTTGCGGCCCTTTTTGATGCCGCTTCTCTCTCCCTCGCCAACTTCGCAGCTTCCGCAGCTGCCTTTCGGTCAGCCTCATTGGCTGCCTGCGTCTCTTGGTTCAGCTTTGCCGCCGCCCGCGCGGTTTCGATATATGCCGCCTTCTGCGCCTCGATACGGGCTACTGTCTTATCGTCGGCTCCTTGCGGGATCTGAATTTCGGTTTCCGCGCGCAAAGCCGCCAGCGCACCGGCCCGGCCAACCGAATCCGTGCGATACTGATTGTTGATCTCCGCAACCCGCAGCTCATTCAGGCCCTGCGCCGCAAGATTGGCCGCATTGGTAAGCGCCCGGCTGAGTTCATCGGCCAACCGCTTCGCTTGGTCGGCGCCGGCGGAAATGGTTCCCTGAATATCTACCGACTTTGCTCGCAGCGCTGCGTCCTCGGCGTTAAGCAACTGCTCGACCAACTTGACGGCGGCTTCGTTTGTGCCATCCATGTTCTTGAGCGCCGCTGCCAACTGCTCGCGCAGATCTGCCGCGGCGGCCGAGATATTGTCTGCCCCCTGCGCCTCATTCAGACGCTGGAAAGCAGCAGCCAAATTGCCCGCTTGCTCAGCATTCACGCCGAACATGGTCTGCATCTGCGCGAGCTGCTTGATCGTGTTCTGGTTGCGCGCCAGAAACTCATCATCCGCCTGCGAGAGGGCCTGCATCTCCTCGGTGATATTCCCGGTGAGAGACATCTTTGCGAGGGCTTCGGCGCGCCCTCTGATCTCTTCCAGAGTGCGCCCGAAGTCCTCCCACTCTGCGGCCGTCTTGTTGTCGAAGCCGCCGAACTCAGACCCCCCGATCATCGAGGCGGTTTTGTTCAACTCCCTCGTCAGGTTGAGCTGGGCGAGTTGCTTCTGAACCGCGTAAAGCTCGCGCGCCTGTTGCGCCATCGGGCCGAACTGCGCCGCCAGATCAACGCTGCTGGTGGAGGCCTTCTTCTGGGCCGCCTCAAGCGCACTGATCGCATCGGCCAACGCTTTCATCTGCTTTTCAACGGCCTCGGCATCATTGCCGGTGGAGAGCAAGGCAGCCCCGACCCCGACAACCAGCGGCGCGATCGTCCCGAGCGCCACACCGACCAGACCAAAGCCAGACAGCAGTTGCGGGAGCTGCTGCGACAGGGCACGAACTGCACCCTGCCCACCCTGAATCTGGACGATAACGTCCTGCACCTGATAGCCGACGTTTTGCAGGGCGCCGCGGGTTGCCGTCGACATCCCGGCGGCTTCGGTCGCGATCGGCTTGAAGGAATCCGCCACCTTCTTGTTCGACCGGATGAAGTTGTTCGTCGCCTCGCTCTGGGTCTTGCGCAGCTGGCTTTCGATGCGCGCGATCTGCTGCAACACCCGGCTCTCAGTCACTCCGATTGGGAGTTCCATTCCGGCGGTCTGATCAGCCATTCCAGCTATCCCCCAATTCGCAGAGCGCGTCATATGCCTCATCGCTCAGGGGCTCACCCTCGACCGAGTGCGACTTTCCTTGCGACTTGTTCCACCCGACCACGCAGGCCGAGAATTCCCAAAGTGTGAGCGCCTTGACCTCGGATGGGGGCATTCCCATCACTACGCCGTTTCCGTAGATCCGGCTCCATCGGAGGCGGTCGGCGCTTCCGCCGCCTCCGTCGTCGCCAAAGGGTCGTGATCCTTCCCTTTGAGCGAGTGCGATATGACCATGTAGGCCGTGAGGTTGAGTTCCGAAATATCGCCGTCCTCGAAGGCCTGCCTGGCCTTCCGTTCCGCCGCCTTGCGATCCATCCCTACGCCGATCAGGCCAAGGCGCAGGCAGGCAATGACGTGTCGAATCTTCACCGGGGAATAGGCCAGTCCGCCGCGCTGCGCGCCCTGCGATAGCCGAAACCGGAAATCCAGAACGCCGTCATCGGTCAGATCGTCCAGAGCCTCAAGCTCGCCGAGGCGCAGGAGGAATTCATCCTCCCCGCCCGGCCAATTCAGGGTGATCGGTTCCATCAGGGCGCCGTGACCTTGTTGTAGACCATCTCGCCGTCCGAAACGATGCTGACACTCACCTGCGCCTTGTTTCCGCGCTCGCCGGTCACCTCGAAATTGCTGACGTGGACCTTCCCGGCCCAGTATCGGCCATTCACGGTATCGGTCGGCTTGCCGATATAGACACGAGCATTGATGCTTTCGGTGGTATTGAACGAATCCCACCAGTTATCGACGGCCTCCTCCGCGAGGATGCCCGACCCGTTTGCCGAGAAATCGAGGGACTGAACCCCGCGCTCGATCCACGAGGCAAGCTCAGGATCATCGCAGTCCGGCACATCGACTTCCTGCATGTTCTTGGTGAACGTGACGGTGTGCGAGTTCAGCCCGCAGGGCCGGAGGAATTGACCCGGATTGTCGGCGTCTTCCAGAAAGATCGCAACAACAGATCCGGCGAAAGTCGTCGGTTTCGCCATGACAGGCTCCATTTTTCAGAGACGCCTTGCTGAAGGGCGGATCGCAGCTACAGGGTCAGTCCCTGATTTCCTCAATGCGCATGCCAGCCTTTTCGCGGCAGGCTCGCGTCAGTCCTCGCCGGATCTCTCCGGGACGGAACACCATGATGACGCCCGGCTTCGGGCACCATTCGAAATAGGCCAGCACCCGCCAGCACCGCTGCACGGGCATCAGCCGTTCAGCCAGGCTTTGCGAATGGCGCGCGTAATGTTGCCTTTCGCGTTAGGCTTGCGCCTCCGGTAGGACGCGTTGAAATAGGGGTTCGCAGGCATGTTCTTAGTCCCGTGCTCTTGCAGCTTGGCATTCTGGAACTTCTGGCCACGCGAATTGGTCACCAGCGTTGTGTCATCGCCAGCTTTGACCACAACACCAACGAATGGCACGTTGCCACCCTTGGTCGTCGCCCGCGTATCCGTGTCCTCGACCCGAATGGATCGGATCAGCTCGAACTCATCGCGCGGTGCGGTCGCCCGCATGACGTTGGCGATAATCTCGGCCTCCTTGCGGGCCTGCGCTTTACCTGCGGCTAGGGCTGCGGCAAGGTGCTTTCGCATCATCGCCCCGAGGCGGGAAGCATCATCAGACATTGGAGGACCTCATGCGAAAAGTCATTCTTGCGACCGCACTCACTATTGCGGCAGCTCCGGTGTCTTCCGCCCCATTCCAGAGCTACGCCGACTGCATCAAGGCGCTAGATCAAGCGTTGACCGTCACATCTGCTGTTCAAAGCCTGTCAGCCAGCACCATGCAATCGGTCAGGGGTGACAAGATTGCCACAAGCGACGGCTCAGAAGTCAGCCTGCTCGCCACCCACTCTGAGGTGATCAAAGCGAACACTAGTTTTGTTAATGTTCTCGCCGATGTTTGCCAGACCATGCGCTAGCGATCGCCCGATCAGCACCCGCCGTAATTCTTCCGCCCGCTCGCTGTGATCGTGTAAGTTCCACCACGCGGGCCGACGTAGCATCGGCTCGATGATGTGTAGGCCCTGTAACTCGTAGCGCGCACCGGCTTCGGCTTGTACCTCTTGGCACTTGAACTCAGCGTCTTCCCCCATTCGCAGGCATTGCCGTCTCCATCCCGATCGAGGCCATGCGGATCACTGAGTGGCCCGCCAGCGGCCAAGAAGAACCGTTGCGCCTCCGCAGGGGTGGCGAAATCGGAGCAGTTCTTGTCATCCACCACCAGCGACGATGGAGATGCGGACCTGCCGTAGACACGCTTGCCGACCGTCGATGATGTCCTTTCGCCGACATAGGTTTTCGTGCCGTAGTAGCTCGTGCACTGCAACGTGCCCCGCGCTCCAAGTTCTGCCTCGATCGCAAGCAACTTCGCCCCGGTCGCGGTTCCGTGGTCATTGCATAGGGTTGTTGTCGATTGAGATGCCACCAGGTACATCTCGCCTGCGGGCGTTATTGCACAACCCGTCAGCACCACTCCCGCGATGGCAAAGGTTCCCAAAATCCTCGAAAGCATGACGTCCTCCAAATGCTTAACGCATCTGGATCAGTCAGCATCGATTCTCCAAGCGAAATGAGCGATCCCACCGCCCATGCTGTCTCACAAGAAAAGCCGCCCCGGAGGACGGCTTTGGTTTCAGTGTGTTGGCGGTGATGCCCTAAGCGCGACCGAAGTCGGTCAACAGCTTGTACCCACGGCCATCCATGCAGCGATCAACGACCCGGCGCGGACCATAGGTGACCAGATCATGCGTGTAGTCGCCCGACCCAGCACCGGCGAGCGCGCCGGTCGCCGCGCCGACCCCAATCAGGTCGCCTTGGTTTGATGCGTGGGACCCGACCGCAGCCCCAAGGAGCGCACCAACGACAAGGCCAGCGACGAGGTTCTGTGCCGCTTCCTTTCCCTGACGCTCCTTGTAATCAGCCTCGACCTGTAGAGCGACATTTCTGCACTCGGCAAGGTCGCTCTCATACTTCGCAGGCTTGACCTTGGCCGGATCGACGGCAGGCCGGTATTCACTGAGCGGCTGCACCGGCTGGCAAGCCGCAAGAAATGTCGCGCAAATCAGCGACAGTGTTGCGATGCGTTTCAAGATATTCCCCAAGGTGTGACGAAAATCGTCACGTTAACCATTGCGTAACGTTTTTGTGATTCGCCAGTGTCCATATCGACGCGGGACTCACAAAACCCGGGGCCACCACAGCCCCGGCTCGTGTCACGCGGCCTGCCCGACCAGCGCGCGCATCTCCGCCCAAAGCTCCGGGCAGCGGTCATCGCCCGGAAGCTCGTGGTCGCAGTAGTTCGTCAGCATCAGCACCTTCGCAGCGAAGTCTCCCACGGTCACAGTCGGCATGCCGACGACGCGATCTTCCATTTCGACCCGGCGTTCGCACTCGGCCTCGAACAGGGCCTGATCCAGCGCGAGAGCCTCGTCGCCGTTGAGCCAGTGGTAGAGCGCGCTCCACTCCCGGAACAGCGCCATCACCGGCGTGTCGTTGGTAGCGACTTCCTGCGCAGCTTCGGCTACGCGCGCCTGAAAGACCGCGGCGAGGCCGACCGATGCCGGGGCTGCCAGAATAAGATCACGACGCTTCATATCACGCCTCCCCTACCAGGGTGCGGGCCTTATCCTTGCGCAGGGTCTTGCTCCACCCGCCATCATGGCCGCAGATATAGAACGCCTGCTCGTCACGTGCGCTCAGAACATTGAAATCCAAGCCGTTCCTTTCGAGCATGATGGTTACGCCCGTCAGCTCAGTCCCATCTGGAACCTGCGTCGAGAAAAGCCGGAACAGTTCCGCCTTGTGGTGCGCGATCTGCTCATCACGGGTCATCACCTTGGCCGCGACCGCAACGGCGGGAACAGCGGTCAGAGGGGCGGCGAGGGCCGCGGTCAGAAGGTCACGCCGGTTGATTTGCGCGGGCGTGTCATTATGTTTGGCCAGAGCCATGATCTGATCCTCCATTGATCAGTTTGGGGTTAGGGCCGGTCAGGTGTGTGAGAGCCCTGATCGGCCCGCTTGTTTTAGGACCGCGCCACGGACCTGAGTGCCACGGCGGCGGCGCGCATAGCCTCGTGGTATTCAGCCCGGAGCCTGAATAGCTCCGGATCTTTCTCCAACATGGGCTGAACGTGTTGATCCCAATGCTCATCCTCAAGGCGGCTCGTAAACTGTACTGCGGCTTGGGCCAAGGTTTTGAGATCAGTTACCGCAACACCGCTTGCCCTGAGATAGGTGCGACCATTCTTTTTGATCACCTCGCTCATGCCCGATACCTCCGGATCGCCGATTTCAGGCGGCTACGCGCATTTTTGAGGTTGCGCTTCGCTTCCTCAACGGCAGCGTACTCCCCTTTTGTCGAAGCCAGCATCTCGGTCCATTCGGGAGTGTCGGCAGCAATGTAGTTGATGCCGACACGCTCTTTGTGATCGTCATAGGCCGTGCTCAGGTCGAGCTTTTCCGTAGCAAGTACCGCTTCTAGACTGTCAACCTCGATAGCCTTCTGAGCCACGTCGAGAAGCTGCGCGAGTTTGGTGGCGTTGATCTCCATCACTTCACCACCGTGAACAGATCAGGCCGAGGCGTTTCCATGCGGGCGGACGCATAAACGCGCGCCTTGTGGAGAAGGCCATTTTTCATGCAGGCGTCCGATTTGTCCGGGTCGAACATGCGCGCCCCACGAGTGCCAAGACGGCCACGGCGGCAGCCGTCCATCTGGCATCCATTTTCTGCCAACCGATTGCCGAGCCAGCGGGCACCGTTCTTGAGGTTCGGAAGGTCATGCCGCTTCCAGATTTCACCGCTGGTGACGCCTTCAACATAGAAGCCCTGCCCCGGCGGCTGGATCATCGTTGCGATGGTGGCAACTGTCGTCGCCAGCATCTGCACCGTCGTTTCGATGCCCGTCACCTTGTGCGAGAGCATCCGATTAATGCCAAAGCTGCGCTCGATCTGTTCCAACACTTCGGGCGGCAGACCGACAGGCAGCGGAGCGCCTTCCATATGCGCGCGAACCACCGAGTTGCACCACATGTGGAACTCGGGCGACAGATACTTGGCGTAGGCCAAGGCGATCTGCCAATGAGCCCAGGTTCCCGGCTGCCGACCGCCGCGAACGCTTTTCACGAGGTCATTCCCAGAATTTCCGGGATTGAGAATGTCGGTTGCATACTCGATGAACCGGCCACCATCTGCTGATGCGGTCCAATTGGCAGGTTGCCGAGAGCTGTCCGCCCCTGCCGCCTTCCACATATCGGTGAGCGAGAGCATCTCGCCTTTGTCACGGATCGCGATGCTGTTGTAGACGAAGCCCTTGCCCGAAGGCGGGATCATCGTCATATCATGTGCTGTCATGCTGATACCTCTGATGTCAGCTTGATTGATGTTTGCCGCGTTACAGCGCGGCGGCGTCACTTCCGGCAGCGGGGGCTTTTCCGCCAAGATCACCCCCCGCTGCCGCACCAGACACCTCACCCAACAGCATCACGATGTGCGTGTTGAGCGAGCGTCCGTTGGATTTTGCATCTGCTTTTAGTTTTTCGCGCATCGACAGCGGCCAGCGGATCATCGTTTGCACGACGCCCTCCGTCCCCTGTGCTGGCATGATGGTCATCATCTGCTACAACCTCCGTTTAAGCAATATGCTACATTAAGCACCTTGCTTGGATTGCGTCAAGCGCGATTTTAAGCAAGGTGCTAGAAAAAGGAGAATCGCAACATGGCCAAGCCACCCGTTTCGGAACAGGTGCAGGTGAATTTCCGTATGCCTGTGGATCTCCGCGACCGCATCAAAGCCGCTTCCGAAGCTGAAGGCGTGTCAATGAATCATCTGATCATCACCGCTCTAGAAGAGAAGTATCCTCCGCCACTTATCTCGTCCCAGATCAGCCGGCTGATCAAGCATCAGGGCGAACTGTTTGATCGTATCATGGCGGAACCAGATGGCCCGAAAAGAGATGCGCTAGTTGCTGAGTTCTTGTCGCTTCGATCTAAATTCGAGGCTCTGGCAGATGTTGACACCCTTAACTCTGTTCTAAATCATCCTCTTTTTAAGGGGAAAGGCATACTTTAGCACCACCCCCGACGCCCCCTCGCCGGACAAGGACTGACGGGCAGGCCAATATTTACGCCATTGGCGCATTTTCTTCTTGTATTTCATACGCCATTGGCGCATATATTTGCCCATGAAGATCGTCCGAACCAAGCGATACCTGAAAGACCTCAAGCGCATCCGGGCAACCGAAGCGGAGGCCGATGCGATTGATCAGGCGATAGCCGCCACCCCAGAAGCGGGCGACGTGATCGAGGGCCTGCGCGGCGTCCGCAAGATCCGGTTCGCGTTGCGCAACAAGGGCAAGAGCGGTGGCGGGCGGGCGATCTACCTGTTGATGGTTGGCGATGATCTGGCGATCCTCCTGACCGCTTACGCGAAGAATGAGAAATCCGACCTGACGCCTGCTGATCGAAAGGCAATTCTGGCCGTGTTGAAGGAGATCGATGATGACTGACAAGCGCTCCGAAATTGGCCTCGGCCTTGAAGAAGGTCTTCGTGAGGCTCTGGCATGGAAGCGCGGCGAAATCGCGCTGGAAACCCGCAATGTTGACCCCATGCCGCCTGCCCGGATCAAGGAGATCCGCAAGAAGGTGGCGCGCTCTGCTTCCGCCTTTGAGAAGCGCTTTGGCATTCCGGCATCCACCGTGAACAACTGGGAGCAAGGCAGACGCAAACCCGATCCTGCCGCGCGTCTCCTGCTTTCTGTGATCGAAGCGAACCCTGAGGCTGTTGAACAGGTGGCGCAACGCGCCGGATGATCTAAGGGAGATCAGGCCGGTCACGGTGGCGTGGTGTGTTCAGGGCGATGCCCTTCGCGTCATCAGCCTGCGCAAGGCACTGGATGCAGCCTAAAGCGATACACACGCCACTCCCGTATTCACCCGCCTCGACATGACGCCTGTCCCAACCACAAGGAGACGCACATGTTTTCCCCGAAGACCTCGACCGACCTTTTCAAGATCTCCTACCAGTTCATGGCCATGGCCGTCGAGGCGCAGGCCGTGATCTGGATGCGCCTGTGGGGCATGGCTGGTGCCTGGAACGTCACACCGAGCGAAAACCATCGCATGGTCAGCGAGAAGGTTGCGGCCGCGATGCAGGCTCAGACCGCGGCGGCCATGGCGATGATGTCCGGGAAGCCGGCGATCAATGTGGCAGCTGCTGCTGTCCGGCCCTATCGTCGCAAAACCTCGTCAAATGTGTCGCGCCTTTCGAAGCGCGGCCCAAAGCCCCTATAACTCCTCCCCGACGCCCGGTCGTTCTGATCCCATGCCGCGTGGAACGCCTGCCCGTCCACCAACGCGCGGACTGATCAAGACCCGAGGGCTGCCAGCGCAGTAAGGATGCGGGCCTGAACGTCGGCCTTCGCGGCGGAAAAGAACACGTCGATACTCGCCTCGCCAGCCTTACCGGCGACCTTGCGCAGCTTCTCGAAAGCGGTCCGATCCCTCACCCTCTCCAACAGTTCGTGGCCGTCCCACGTCAGGCCGTGCACCGAATACCAGATGGACGATGCTCTCGTCATCTGTGTCCGGGTCGTCGCCGACGGTAGCGGTCATGAAACCCTTCGCGGTCATCAGGCAGATATGGTAGGCGACCTCTTCCGAGGAATGGCCTTCGATCGCAATATCATCGAGCGCGGAGTGCGCCCGCTTTGCATTGACCTCGACGTAGAGCAGGATTTCCCTGACCAGCCCCATATCCAGCTTCATATCTTCACCCCCGATTCTGCCCAGAATGACTGCGGCATTATCTCGGGAGGCCCCGTAGATCTCCAAGAGGTTGTTTCGCATAATACCCCCGCAACAAAGACGAACTGCGGCGCTAACCGTCCACCAGCGCCCGCACATTGACGATCCCGTGGGCGATGAATTCCTCTGGATCATCCACAGCCTGCCAGTCCGTCACTTCGATCAGCACCACGGCACCTTCATCAAGTTCAAGCTCCGCGCCGTGGAGCGCTTTCTTGACCGCCTGACAGATGGCCTTGCATCCGCGCTTGGCTGCACCCTCATTTGTCCAGACATCGATCTGCTGATGGTGCTCCTCCGCCGCAATGCAGTCGGCGTCATCGTCCAGCACCTGCGACGGCCCGAGGCTGATGTATGGATACGGCACCTTCACCGGAGGATTGTCGTAGATGCGCTCGCCGACGGACCCGGCAACGGCAGCATCCGCCAGCAGCGCGGCGACTATGGCATCCTGAAGGGCAACAGCACTCATCCAGAAGCCCTCCCCGACTGCACCACCATGTAGATCCATTGCCGATCGGTGATCGCGTCCACCTCGATCACCGCGTATTCCGTGCCCCGGCGCGTGTCGCGCATCCGCCAGTCCGTCGTGACGGCCCGCGCCGCCGCACACTGGCGCACCCGCACCTTGAACGTGCTGCGGCCTTCCAGCCGCGCCGCCTCGACCACCTCGGAACCGCGGGCGTAGATGAACTGGGCGCGACAGGCGTGGCGCTCAGGCCAGACGGTCGTGACTGCGCCGCCCGGCCCTGTCGCCTGCACCGGCTCGTCAAAGGCGACGGCTTCGGCCAGCGATCCAGATGTGATCCTCTTTGCCATAAACGAACCTCATGCCAGCGCAGGGTCGCGCAGCGGATACAGCAACGCCGTTACCGGCCGAGGCAGAAACCCCTGTTCGAACGCGCTTTCCGTGTCGTTATCCGGGTTCCGCCACATGATCCCCACGAGGAAAATCACGGACACCTTGACCTCTGGCAGAATCGTCGCCCCAAGCTCAAGCATCGGCGCCGCGGAGGATTTCAGGTAGTTCACGACTGCCCCGGTCGCCGCCTCGATGTAGAGCGTCAGAGCAGCATCGTCGTCGTTGTGATCGATCAGGAGCGCGTCCTTAAGCTCGGCCAGAGTGACGAAAGAAGCCATCACAGCACCACAAAAGCGAGAAATGCTACAACGCAGGCGGCGAGCCCCCAAACGCTCCACCACGGCAAATCATCGACTGCATCCCGAAGAGAGTATCCCTTCCAAATCGGCTCTTTGTCTTTCATCAGGAACCACCTTTCTTGGGACCGATCTGGACCGGGCCCGGCTCGCGCGTAGCCTTCAACTCGCCGTCGCGTCCGTCACGGCCCTTCTTGACCGCCTGCCGCCAGTCATCGCCGTCGCCCGGCTTGGATTTGGTATCGCATTGCGCAATCCAGAAACTGCCGCCGAAGGTAACCCCCTCGCCCGCGGCGTAGTCCTTGCCCTCACGGTAGATCCCGGCGTCATACAGGCCCGGGATCGGCATTTCCTTCACAATCTCGCCGCGCTCGAAACGGGCATAGGCCTTTCCTTCGCGCCATACGAACGTCAGATCCTCGAAGCTGAAGCCGTCGGCTCCGTCCTTGCCGTCTCGCCCGGCATTGCCATCCCGGCCGATCACCGGCCCAAGGCTTTTGGCTTCCCCGTTGGTCAGAGTCACCACCAGCGCCCCGTCTCGGTCGATGAGAGCGCCAGCAAGCCCAATGCCATCAGCCCCTTTATCGCCCTGTGGCCCTCGCTCGCCCGGCATACCGTCCTTCCCGTCAGCCCCGTCCCTGCCGTCTTTCGGGACGGGGATTTCCCCGAGGAACTTGTCAACACGTGCTTTCAGCACAGGCATCACGTCCTCAATCATGACGCTCTTGCCGTCGGCCCCATCCTTGCCGTCGGTCGGCACAGGCCACTTGGCGATGAACTCAGCAACTGATGCCTCGACCAGCCCCTCAATGTCCGGCAACTCAGGCGCCTCAGGAATAGCGTTTACCGCTTCCTGCATGGAGTCCAGTTGTGCCTTGATCCGAGCATGCACCAGCGCCGCAACAGCCTCGGGATCGGCGTCTTTGCCGGGCTCGCCATCGACACCATCCTTAGCAGCCGGGATTGCCAATACGGCTTTCTCGACTTCCTGCGCGATCAGCGGCGCCACATCGTCGGTCGTGATACTCTTGCCGTCTGCGCCCGGCGCGCCGTCCTGTCCGTCTTTCGGCGCTGGCATTTCGGCCAGACGCTTTTCCATCGCATCCAGACGGGCAGCAAGCGCCCTGTTCTCGGCAAAGAGAGGGGCTGTCGCCTTGTCCAGAAGGTCGCGCACGACAGGTGCCACGCCTTCTGCCAGCGACTTGATTTCAGAATACTTCATCCTGCCCCCTCATAGGGAAAGGCCGCCCCGAAGGACGGCCTTGTTGTTGCCTGCCATACCGCGCCGAGTCACGCCCTAACCTGCCTCGCCATGCCTGCCGCTCCGCGACGTGCCGCACCATGACGCACCCAGCCTTGCCACGCCTGCCAGTCCGGGCCACGCCCTGACTTGCCGAGACTCGCCCCACCTCACCACGCCTGCCACTCCTCGCCGCACCGTGCCCAGACTTGCCAAAACTGGCCTCGCCTGCCATGCCAACCGCAACCCTTAACGGGGCGCGGAAATCTCATCGCGCAACTGGTCGATCACGGGGATCAACTGCGCGAATTCCTGCAAATCCTTATAGCGCCGCTTCCAACCGATCAGCTCATCCAGAGCCCGGCGCAGAACCATTTCTCGGGTTCGCTCCTGCGACATGGCGTGAGATGCCTCGCGGTAATGCTGAGCACCCGGATCCGCAACATGAACGTAGGCCTTCATCTTTACAGCCGGAGCATCTTCCCGGGTGTAGATCGCCACGACCGACCTGATCAAACCCCGCGCCTGTTGCAGGCGATACTGCTCGGCGGCCTCGCCATCATCCCACTCGAAAAACGAATGAAGCGGGCTGTTCGGATTACGAGCATCAGACACTACATCTTTAGGAGTCAGCTCCCCGTGTTGCTGCTTCCGCAGAAGATCGATGTGCTGACCAACCGAGTTCGGATCGTCCTTCCGTGCGCCTGGCTGAAACCGGGCACCTTCACTGAACTCAAAACGAGCGATCCGCATCACGCCACCTCCACCATGGGCATCTCAGCCTCGGTAGCAACGTGGAACATGCCGTGACTGCCGTCCTTCTCCGGGCGCCATTCGCCGATCCCGACCGCGAATCCGGCGACGTTCAAGATATTCAGGATTTGCTCCTCGGACAGCACGTTGGCGTTGTAGCGGACCAGAAGCTTCGCCGCCCAATCCGCAAACTCCCCGCGATACCGAAGATCAGCCGTGCCCATACCGACGCGCACCAGGTCCTCGCGCATCGACGGATCGTCGCAGATCAGCCGGACGAGGTTCTGCCGGGCTTTGGTTCCATCGAACGCGCCGATCACATCCACATCTTCGCCCATAATGTGGAAGGCCTGCCGGGCGGCAATCTTGGTCATACCGGCAACAGACGTGATTGCCGTCACGGCGGCGGCCTTGAAGGCAACGGAAGGGAAGCCATACCCCCCATCAGACAGTTTGTAGAGAGAGGCCTGAAAATCGGCCACGGGGTCTTTCGCCTCCTTCGCGCCCGTCGCCTTCTTCATCTGCTTATCCAGCATCTGCTGCTTTGCCTTCTGGCTCCACGCATGGACGATCAGCGGGCTATCCCCGATGATCGTCACCTCCATCAGACGGATGTTGATACGAGGCAGCGTGATTGCTGTTTCGGTTTTGGTGGCCATACTCATGTCTCCTGTGGCGCCCGGCCGACCAAGCCCCGGCGCATAGGGGGTTGCGTTAAGCAACACCGGGGCCACAGAAGCTCCGTTGTTGCGCCTGCCCCTCTGGTCGCGAGGGAATTCATTTGTTCGATAAGTTTCGGTGGCTTTACGCGGCCTGCCCGACCAGCGCGCGGGCCTCGATCCAGAGCGCGGGGTTTTCGAACCTGTCCTGACAGACCCCATCACCGAAGTTGCTCCACGCACAGATCTTGAGCGCCCAATCCAAGGCATTCTGTGCGGGCTCTTTCATCAGGCGAAGCTCGACCGCGAAACGGTCGTTCCACGCCTTATCATGAACGGCTTCATCGTCCGTCGAGGCGACGATCGCATTTTCTGCGGCCTTCGCTTCCGTCCACTCCCGGAACAGCGCCATCACCGGAGTCTCCGTCTCCGCCACCGCGACGGCGGGAACAGCGGCCAGCGGGGCGGCGAGGGCGGCGGTCAGAAGGTTGCGGCGGGATACTTGGGAATCAGCGGACACACCGCTATATTTGGCCTTAGCCATTCTCGATCTCCTTACACAGATCGTTTTCGGTTAGGGCCGGGTGGAAGTTACCGCTTCCTTCCGGCCTGATTATCTGATAACAGATACTCATGACTGAATCAATACCTGATAACAGAAAAAAAAGAGGCCGCCCCCGCGTCGGCTCCACGCTCGTTGGCGTTCGCCTTGAGCCTGACCTCCTCGCGCACCTCGACGCCTACCGTGCGACCTTGCCTGATGAGCCGTCACGGCCAGAGGCGATCAGAAGCATGATCGAGGCTATCCTGCGCATCATTGAGAAAGATCCGGACTACCTCGACAAGGATTGACTCACAGCCCCGTGATCGATGATCTGTCATCATCGGCAGCACAGGGAATTTTTCATGCGCTTTTTTCTATCATCAGCAATCCTTACTGCATTTCTTTCGGCTCCGACCGATGCCGCCATCACCGATTGCGTAGGCTTGGATGCGGACCTTGATCGTCTCGCCTGCTACGACAAGGAAAGCGGGCGGACGCCGAAAGTATCCGATGTCACCAAAGAAACCGGCCAAGGAAATTGGGAAGTGCGAACCCAAACCTCGGTCATGAACGATCAGACCGATTACTTTATGAGAGTGGAATCCCAAGATCCTATAGTATGCAGGAGCTACGCCGGGCAAGAGAGGCCAGCTCTTCTGCTAAGGTGCATGGAGAATACAACCGCCATACTTCTGTCCACTAGTAGCTGCCACCTGACATCGAGCGAGTACAATGACTACGGTGACATCCAATATCGCATAGATGACCTTCCGGCGAGGACGAAGGGCTTCACGGAAAGTACGTCGAACGACACGCTAGGACTGTGGAGTGGAGGGGCAGCTATTCCTTTCATAAAATCTCTCTTTGGGCATAAGCAGTTGATCATGAGGTTCACACCATTCAACGAAAGCCCCAAGACGGTCACGTTTGATATTAGCGGCATTGATGAGGCTGTTAAGCCGCTGAGAGACGCATGCAATTGGTAGCCCCAGAAGGGCTACCTCTAGGTTGACCTTCTTATTTCATGCGGCTGCGGATACCATCGCCTTCCTGAGTTCTGCCTCGAACAACGCCTTCGCGGTATCATCCGGCAGATCAAGATCACTGCCTGCATCCGGCTCAGGCTGAATCTGCGGGTTGTTCGCCTGCTCGATGAGCATCCTGTCACGGGCCGTAATCGCCTCAATGCTGTGGTCTTGCTGTTGCAGGTAGACGGTCGACCCCCCAGTGATAGGCTTCTTGTCCAATCTCGCTCGCCGCTCGTCCAAGGTTAGCACTGACTTGGTCTTTTCCAGGGCATCCATCTGAGATGCCGTGTCCATTCGCCACAGGTTTTCGTGATCGAACTCCACGCCCATCGTCACGCCGTCAAGCCCCATCCCTTCGTCAAGGCATGCCTCGGCCGCCTCGATAAGCGATTGAAGGCAGTCTGAATAATACTGAATGTTCAGTTTTTCAGCGCTGTTATAGGTTGGGGCGGCCCCAACGCCAATCTTGTACGGCGGGACATGGAACGTCGAACACACCACTTCGGCGGTCCACCGTAGCTGCTCCAGCATCTGAGAATCGACGGCCTTCATCGCTAGGGCTTCGAACTTCAGGTTATCCCCAAGAACGGCGATCTTCCCCGCGTTCCTGCCGGAATAGTTCGCCTCCCAGTAACCCTTGAGGCGCTTGGCGGCATCGTCACTGATGGCGCCGGGGGCGATCAGGATGCCGCCGGGCATGGACGAGTTGCCGAAGAATGTCGCGCTGTTCTTCTGGATGTTCAGGCCTTGCGTGGCCGCCAGTCCGTTCGCGAAGATCGGCGACAGGCCCACCAGCGGATGAAACAGGCAGTTGAAGCGATCGTGCACGATTTCCCGTGCCGGAATTACAATCTGCTGCGCCTGCGCGTTCAGGTTGTCCGGCTGGACTTCATAGAACACATCACCGCTGTCGGAGATCAGCACCGTCACACGGGCGGGATCAAGAACATGCAGCGCTACCACAATGCCGCGCCCGTCGCGCTGCTTGAGGATGTAGGCATTGCCGCGCGCGAGCTTGGACAGGATCCAGCTTTCCCAGAACTGCACCCGGGTTTGGTAGGTGTTGGGCTTGCGCAGCACAGGGGAATAGGCCGGGTTGGTAGTCTCGGACCAGATGCCGCCGCTGTCCCGCGCCACCAGCTTGACGCGCAGCTTGGAAATGTCACTGGCGATCAGCGTCATGCATGCAAAAACTGCGTGGTAGGCCAGCACATTTTCGGCACGAACCTCGACGTTCTCTTGCCACGCCCCGGGATAGCTCTCGCGGATCATCGGAACCCATCCACGGTTGTCACTCACCGGCGACATGGCCTTCGCGCGCGGCGCAAGGGCGGCCCCCAACGACTGAAGAAATCCTGTCTTAGCCATGGGTCATCCCCGTCCGAATGATTGCGGCGAACACCGCCATAAAGGCCGACGCCACAACCAGAGCCCAGCCGGTGCCAAACAGGATAAACGCAGCGGCGATGCCGCAAGCGGCGCTCGCAATAGACAACGCCAGAAAAGCCAGGATGACGGCCATATCACTGTCCCGATTTTGCGGCTTCGATCTTCTCTCGCAGGTCGTTCGCACTCCATCCGTGGAAGGCGCGTTTGCCGACGATGTTCTGATATTCGGTCCTGAGTGCTGCCAGATCATCCGACGCCGAACCGACCTTGGCCTCGTATCCCATCTTCCCAAGGATGACGGCGAAACGCGGATCAGGGTGGACCATTGCGCGGGTCATGTAGTTGGACTTCATGGCAACCTCCGATGAAGAAGGACGGGGCCGTAGCCCCGCCCACTTGTCTTAGACCTCGCCCCAAGCCACGCCGGTCAGGTAGGCGGCAGCCGACGGGCGGCGCGGCGCCCAACTGATGGTGCGCTCGGCGCGGAACGCCACGCTGTTCGTCTGGAACATCGAGACGAGAGACGTTCCCGTCGGAGTGGCCGAATTCATCGTCGGGGCATCATCCATTTGGAGCGAAGCCTCGCGCGACATATCCACCGCGATCCCGCCGTCGTCCGCCAAGTAGATGTCCGAAGCGTTCACCAGCGCCACGATGCCGGTCGGGACGTATTCCGACACGATCACCGGGAGGCCGAACAGCGTGCCGCCGGTCATCGAAATGCCAGGGAACTCAGGCTGACCGAGGGGATTCAGCATCAGCGACAGCGACAGGGCAGTGGTGGCCTCCATCAGCCAGACGCCCGAGGTCGGTGCATTGTTCGCGGCGATGAACGCGGCGAAAAGCGCCTTGATGTCGGTGCGAACGGCGTCGGAGTCCGTTCCCGTCGAAACAACCGGGGTTGCCCCGTTCAGGATCGAAGCAGGCGACACGCCCGCCACTGCCGCTTTGGCCGGATCGATGAAGTCGAGGTCCAGCCGCTCACGCAGCGCAGCAGCGAGCTGGTCGCGCACGATGGTTTCCGCCGACGGCGACGAATCCCGCAGCGTTTCCTCGGTCACCACCGCAATGTTGGCAACCTTGGTCGGTTCCAGCACGGTGCGGCTGAAGTCGAACTTGGTGAGCGGCTTCGCGGCCCCTTCTCCGACCCAGTAACCGGCTCCGCCCGAAGTCTGACCGATCAGGGCCGTTCGGAACGGAACGCGCCGAAGCGACGGGATGCCACCGGCACCGAACCGTCCGAGGATGGTCTGGGGGCGAAGGAATATTTTTATCAGTGAATTGGATGCCTTATGGAGATTTGTCGCTCTCTTGTCGCGTCCAACTCCGCCGCAATCACTTCTGTTGCCGCAACCATGCGATTGTCGGTCGGTAGAAGGTGCCCATAAATGTCTTTTGTTGTGCTGATCGAGGCATGGCCCATGAAGGCTTTCAGGTTCATGTCGTCAAGGCCGTGCTCGATTAGAAGGCTCGCAGCAGCGTGGCGCAGGGCATGCGGCGTGAACTTGCATTTCTTCGCTTCTTCATCGTAAAGGCCCGCGTCTTTCATCAGCCGGTGCCAGAAGGTAGTTGCGCTAGCGGTCGCAGACATGGGCTTCCCAACCTTGGTCAGAACAACAAACCCCTTAAGGTCTTCTGGCCTCACCTCAATCACCAGAGTATCCCACGCCCGCGCTATCCGGCTAAACATCGCCTTCGGGCTTTCTGAACGGTGCCCCGGCCCATAGGCCCAAGCGCGGATCGTCCAATAGCGCGCAGCTTGATACAGCGCCCGGCGCATAGGCTCAGTAAGCGGAACCCGGCGCCAGCCTGCTTCTGTCTTCGGCGCCTTGAGGCCATTCACCTTAGTATGCGAGTGCCTGACATTGACGATCCCCTTCTGCCAGTCGATGTCCTCCCATTGCAGGCCGAACGTCTCACCCGGCCGGAAACCTCCGAACACGCCGCAAGCAATGACCACGAGCCGGTTGACGAAGGTCAGCAGGTTCTCCCCCTTTTCCAATCGTGATGCCGCTTCCAGAAGTGCGCGAATGTCCTGCTTGTCCGGGATCGCCGAACGCTTCACCTTGCGCGGCAGTTTGCACGGCTCATCCCTCAGGATGTTGCGGCGCAGCCATCGCTTGCGGACAGCGAAAGTCATCAGGACATGGATCGCAGTATAGTTCCCGAGGACGGTTGCCGCGGCAAACGTAAGACGTTGTTTGTCGATGAATTCTTGCACGTCACTCGCCGTGATTGTCGAAAGCCGCCTGTTGCAAAAATGCGGGGTGGCATACTTTTGCAGTCGGTATTCATACCCTTTGACCCCACTAAGCGTCATGTCGCCCAACTGGTGCCGCCGATAGCACTCCTCAATGAAGGCTTCTGCCGCCGCCCCGAATGTCACCGTCTCATTGAGGGCAACATGCACACCTTGGGCGATCTCCCCTTCCACATGCACCCGATAGGAATCTGCCTCCTTCTTCTTCTCGAACGACTTCTGCCGCCGCTTGCCCGCCTGATCGGTGTAATTGACCACCCACGCTTCGGCCTCTTTGCCGTTGTGGACCCACTTGCGCTTGCGCACCGTTGCCATTGTCTGGCCCTCCTGTGTGATGAAATTCAACATAATGTTGGATTTGCCGTTGTGGGACATGGCCCACAACAGCCGCCCCCGACCGGAGCCGGGGGCGCCCAAACGAGATCGACTAAGCGGCCGCCGGTTTCTCCGGTGCCCAAGGACCCTTCTTGAGCTGGCGCTCAAAATCCTCGCTGCCGTCGATCACAACGCACATCATTGCCTCGATGACCTCGAACAGGGACGCTACAGCCGCCTCCTTATGTTCGGAGCCGATGCCGCCATCATCATTTTCCAGCGCGAGGCGCCCAACCTTCGCAAGGTTGCCCACGGCATATGCGAAGCTCACGCAATGCTTTTCAGGATCCAAGTCCTTGAAAATGTCATAGTCGATCATGCCCGCCCCCAAACAATTGCGCGGACCTCGGCCTCAAGGGGTTCGAGCTCAGGTATGTTTGCGAAGAACTGATAGTCCTCCACGACCAGCAGAAACTTGACGATGGTGTCCATATAGCCCTCGGACTTCATTGCCACGGCGGAGTTCGCCATGTCCGCCATGTCGTCGCACCAGACCTCCACCTCTGCGTCTGTCATGGCGCTATTCGCGATGCCCCACGCGCGAAGATCCAGCCATGCGCGATAGGCGCGCATAACCGGCGTCTCCATCTCCACCACCGCAACGGCGGGGACAGCGGCCAGAGGGGCGGCGAGGGACGCGGTCAGAAGGTCACGACGCTTCATTGCGCACCTCCCTTCGGAAGGTTCACCGTGTCGAGGCCTTCGTTGATGTCCGATGCCATCACGAGAGCGACGGAAATCAGGCTGGTCACTGCACCGCCTTTGCCCATGCCTTCGTTGTCGAGGATAGCCAGCGCCTCAAGAACACCGACCAAGTTGCAGGCCATGTTCTGCTGATTCTGAATGTGTTCGCGAAGGGTGCTCATGCCTGCACCCCTTCCCCGAGGCGGCGGAGCGCGGCCTGAACATAGCGCCGGGCCTCGTCGCAGTTGCGCCGGGCGACGAACTCCACGTCGAGGCTGTCAAAGGCAAGGATCAGGTCGTCGCGCAGTTCATCCAACTGTTCGCGATCAAGGGTCGTCGGACCCGTGTTTTGAATGTTCATGGTTCTTCTCACAGTTCGGCTTTCCACAGCCGTCGCCGGTGTCAGACCGGCAGCCGGGAGGTGGAAACCTGCTATGAGACAGGTCGGATGGTTTTAAGGTTTCCCTCTGGACATGCGCATCCGCTCCCGGCCATAATGGCCCGAGCAGACGAGCCGCCAAGCTCATCCGTTACTTCGACCGCCCTTCCTCGCCAAAGGAAGGAACCTCGCCAAAGGTCATGCGGTCTATCATAGTCCGGGTTTCCACACCCACGGACACCATGCCCCCAGATTGTCCCCAGATCAAGCAAAACCCCTCAGGGGGAGCTTGACGTGTGAGCGGCACCTCCCACACGATCTGGATACAATCAATTTGAGGAATCACATGACAGTTCGCCACCTGACGACAAACGACTTGTATCGCATCGCCGCTGCCGGTGGCGGATTTAGGATTAGCGCAACCGCCTTCATTGTTGACGACCTATATCGACTGTGCGCCGCAGCCTCCAAGCATTCATCGCAAATCGTAATCGAAGACAGCGCTGCTTTGACTGTGAACGACATGTATCGGCTCGCATCGGCAGGCGGTGGAAGCACCTTCTTCGAATAGAACATTATTCATACAGTTTATTTTATATAGATCGCCCCCATCGACACAGCACTTCACGTGAGAGGATTTTATGACAAGCGCACTGCCAGCCCGCGCCATGCCGATAGGGGAAATCCCCAAAGGTCATTTGGCCGCAATCAGCTTCTATGGAAAAGGCCTGTGGTATTTCATCGCCGTAGATGAGCCGCCCGGGGCCACAGAAGACCGAAAGTTGTTCTTTCTGACCTCACCGGACAGAGAAGGCGAGCCCGCCAAGCATCGCCGGCTTAAGCTTCAGGGTGGGACCCTTGCACTCAGCCTGGGTGGTGGCTGGGTGGTAACGCCACATATCACCGACACCACGGTCCGAAACTATTCAGAGCAAGGCATACAGACCCTATTGGACATCACCGCCGATGGAGTCCACTTCCGGGGTTTCGACCCAGAGGCATTTGGCTATTCCGGGCTTGTTCTCGTCAACACCGACACAATGGAGCCCGGATCAGCCACCGAGGGGCGGACTTTTCTCGTGAGCGCCTATGATCTGCACCTCAGCAAAGCTGATGCCGAGAACGGCAAGCCGCCCTTCCTTCAGATGAAGAGTTAGACAGCGACAGGCGTGCCCTTAAGGTCTAGGAACATGACCGGCTCAGGGCGCGCCTTGTTCGTTTCGGTGTCGATCAGGCGGAAGCCATTCTTCTCATAGAAGGCCACAGACTGTCGCTTAGCGTCCAGCACCACGAAGCGGCACCCCACCGCCGACGCGATGGTGTCACGAGCCAAGCCTAAGCTGAAATCGACCAAGTGCCGACCAAGGCCATTGCCTCGGTAACGCCGGTCCACGGCCAACCGTGCGATCTTGACCGCAGGGTAATGCTTGTAATCGAAGTGCGCATCCCCGACATCTGGCGCAGGTTCCCCACCTTCAACCTCGATCTGGCCGCAAACCAGCGTCACGTAGCCCACGATCTTCGTCCCCGCGAATACCCCATAGGACTTTGCGAGCATCTGCTCAGCATAGACTTTGGCGTGGCGCTGGACGAAGATCTTTAGGGGAGTGAATGCCTCATCGCCAAGAGAAAGGCCGGTGAGCTTGTCACCGACCTCGATCATTCTCAGCTCAAGCTGGATATCATCGTTTGGCAAGTCCGTCCTTCACGCGCGCGGGATTCGCGACGGTGAAGCTGAACTTCCCGCTGTCCTTGACGGCCTTTGCCATCGACAGGCCACGCCCCACCGCGTCTTTAGCGGCTTGGTTTGTGCGCCCGTAGCGGACTTGATTTGCGAACTTCTCGGCGTCATCTTCGGTCAGAGTGACGCGGCCGAAAGCGTGAGAGTTAATCGCCATGTGCTGTCCTCCTGACTTGGTTTCGACTCAGTCAACATGGTGCTGACCATCACCAAATGCCATACGGCACAGAAATTTGCACATAAATTATGAACCTACTGTGCAACCACAGTGCATATCAGCCTGTCCCACAGCCCCTGTGCTAGCTTCGTGCTGGCGTCGATCTGCCGGGCGGTCGCGATGAGCCTCGACTTGACGCTGGCGTCCCGGCTTGTGCGCATGCGCCGGTCGTCGTCATCGAATATCGCTTGCAGGGTTTCGATGCGCACCATGGTGCGCACATATTCAATCAGGACGGGGATTTCCGTCTCTTTAAGTGGTGAATTCCGCGACTTGCGCAGCTTTTGCACCGAGTTGAACGCGCGTTTCTCACGCCTTCCCATCCATGTCGGCGGGCGGAAATCCCTTATTTCATTGGGGTTCAGCATGGGTCGAGCCTCGTTCAGGGCCGGGTGCGCAGGCGCAAATCACCCAGCAGGAAAAAAATCTGCAGATGTTGGGGACGCGGGTCCGCAAGCAGGTCACCTTCTATTTCTTAACTACCCCCCCCCAGTCAGAATGCCCGGCGGTCCTCGCGCTGCTTCTCCCCGTCATGGCATGCCTTGCAGATGCACTCGACGTTTCCCTCAGACCAAAACAGCACCGGATCGCCTCGATGGGGGTGCTTGTGGTCGGCCACCATGTCTGATGCTTGGGGATGACGGCTCATGAAGCCACACCGCTTGCAGGTGAACATGTCTCGCACCAGAACGCGCCATCTCAGGCCATTTGGCTTAGCGCACCATCGCGCCAGCTTATACCAAGGGCGATATTTCTCTGCCTCTGCGCTGCGCCTGCCCTCCTGCTTCGAACAAATGATGCGCGTGGAGGTAACGGCCAACCTCGGCCTGATCGTCTTTAGGCGCGCCATTGGTCACCTACGTTTCCGCCATCTGTGTCATTGCGCTCATCGACCTGCACTCTGGTTCGCATCTGGCGTTCCAGACGCCCGACCCGTCGGGACAGATGCAGCACCTCATTCACCATGGGTAGCATTGCCCTGAAGGCCGCGTTGATCTGGTCGTGGGTTGCCCCTGCCGTCAGCAACGCCGCTCCCACAGCTTTCACATGGTCCGACGCTAAGGCAAGCTCGCGGTCAGTCTTATCCATGCCTCGCCTCCATCGCTGCGATCCGGCCTTCCAGCGCCTCGATCCGCTCGCCCTGCCACTTCGCCCGGATCATGTCCTCGGCCTTGGCAAGATGCTCAGGACCACTGACCCGCTCGCGCACCTTGGCTTCCGGCCAACCCATCGCTTTTGCCGTGTTCATCACCGTCGCCTCGATCACGTCGCGCGCGGCCTTCTCAAGCACCGCCTGACGCTCGGCCTTGGTCAGATGCACGGGATAGGACGGGACTGAAGCCGCAGGCGCTTCTGGCTCGCGCTGGGCCTTGTCCAGCCGCTTCACTTCAACGATTTCCGCCTCGGGGTTCGCCGGCACGGCAACCGCGCTCGTCTCGATCACCTCCCATTCGGTGTAGCGGCGGCCGCCATCGCCGATTGCTTGCCACTCCCGACCGATAAACCCCACGCTCAAGCCCCGCAGCAGCCCAGCGCGGATCATGTTCCAGCCCGCGTCCACATCGTCGGTTGTGCCCGCCGGGGCGATCTGGGCGACGATGTAGATCCCCTGAGGCGTTACCCGCGCGTCTGTCACCTCGCCGATCGGGCGGGTGTGGTCATGGTGCAGCAGCAGCGGAAAGGGCAGATTGAACACCGCCCCTTGAGGATCGAGGGAATCGCCCATCCGGTCGATAACCGGCGTCGAGGCAATCCCCACAATGCGACGGGCCTCGGTATCGGCCCGCTTGATCGTCACAAGCGCATGGGCGCGCTGCATGTCTGCCGTCGCCATATCAGCCACCGAAGCCGGTGATGCGGGCGGCCGCGTCAGAGCGGACCAGTTCAACCCCGGCGCGTAGGGTGATCCGCACCGCCGACGAATTCGTCTGGAAGAGTGAAACCATCTGGGGGCCCGGCGTCGGCGTCGTGGAATCCATAGCCGGGGCATCGTCCATCAGCACAGTCGCGGCGTTCGAACGGTCGAGCCACGGCCCCTCGATCAGCGCACCGACCGAATTCCCGTCCACCAACGTCAGCGTCCCGGCCTCAGCGGCGTCAGAGAAGTAGCAGGGCACCCCCAGAAGCGTGGAGTTCAGCCCCGCCGTCACACCGGGGAAATCGTTAGGGCGCGATGCCAGGAGGTTCGCGGTATCGGGGGCCGCGACCCAGAACAGCCTCGCCCCACCTTTCGCTCTGGCGATGTTCAACGCCTTTCGCAGCGCATCCTGCACATCGGCGGTCGAGGTCGAGGCAAGCGGCACATCCGCGGTTCCGGCGGCGATCTGGGCGAGGAAGTATTGATCGAGGCCGCGCGCCGAAGCATCACGCAGCAGATAATTGACGAACGATTGCGCCGCGGATCCAGACATCCGCCACAATTCATCCGAGGCGACAACCAGAGCGCCAAACGGAACCGGCACGAGACGCTCGGCTGCATCAAGCACCGGCTTCACCAGTGGAAGCGCCTGCCCTTCCTCGGTCCGTTGCAGCGTCACCGCCACGCCTTCTACAAGCGTGACATAGGCCGGGACGCGGAAAAGCAGGTCGGCATTATAAGCCGCGGTGGAGAACGCCCCGACGCTCGGCAGGAAAGATGCGATAGACGCGCCGTGTTGCGCATCCTCGTCATTCGTGGATGCACCCCCGACAGATGCCTTTTGAAGGGCGGTCACAGCCCGCGCAGGGCGCCGTTCGCGCTCGCATACGCAGCCGCGGCATTGAAACCTTTGCCCAGCGCGAGAGAACGGGCGATCCAGTTGGGTGCTCCGGCGTCTGCCGCGCGTTCGGCAAGGTCGATCTGGCTTTGAACATAGTTTGACATGAAGAACTCCTTTCCACGATAGTCCCACGTCCGAGTCATGCCGGGAACATGGAGGGGTGTTTCGCACGACCCGAACCCCCCGGATCATCTAACACACCACAAGGCGGTGCCGTGCTCGACGCCTACCCGTTCGACGCCGCTCCCTTCCCGTGCTGCGAGCCACCGTGAAAGGCCGTGCGCCGACCATATGCCGCTCAGTTCCAGTGCCTCGGGCAGTTCCGGGCGAGGCATCCCTGTTGCCGCTGCTGCTTCATCCTGAGTCCTTGCCAAACGGAAGACTTCGCCCGCGAGGAACGCTTCCCCTCCCGTTGCCCGTCGAAGTGCTGGTGTCAGCAAATCGGGCAGACCTGCGGCCAGACGTTCCAGCAGCATCTCCTGCCGATCGAGCCGGGCGAGGATCTGATGAAACAAGCCATCGCCGCCGCTGTTTGCGTCGTTTGTCATCGCTCGATTGTCCTGTGGATGTCAGGCCGGGCTGGGCGCATCTGGCATCCGTTGCCAGACAGACCCGCAGCACATGGGCAGATGGAGGTTCTAAGAATGTCCCTCACAGGGGGACAGGCTCAGGGCCGGAAATAGCCTAAACGTCCCCCCTAGAGGGACAGGACCCCCCGGAAATCGGTGCCCCGGAAGGTCAAACGTCCCTCTCTGAGGGACAGGGTGTCCCTGTGGGAGGGACAGGCTTTTGTTTTTTGACTCGCGAGTCAATAACCCGAGGGCCGGGCTTTGGCCCCTTCCTGATCGGGAAATCCTGCCCCGGATGCCACTGCATGAATTCCGCTGTGGCCGTCCTGTTCTCTGGTGTTCCGATCTCTGTGAGCCGCCAGACTGTCGCCCGGCCCTCGCCCTGTGCGCCCAGCGCCCCGATCGCCTTAGGCACAAGGAAGCCCTTGGCCTGTAGCTCATGGAACGTCTCCTGCGCTTTGTTCTTTCCCGTGCCGAGGTATTCGGCCGCTTCCCGCACGCTCATGCTGAAATGGCCGTTCTTCAGCCCGTAGGCCCCTGCCCTGCGTTTCAGCGCCGGATAAAGCGCCTTCGCGTGAACTGACAGTGCCAGCCATGCCGGGCTATCGAGCGTGCGAAACAAGACGGGCACGAAGCTGGCGAGCTTCTCGTTGCGCTTATCCCTGCCCATGTCATCGCCCCGCCCCCGGAGAGTCTTTATGGAAAGCCTGCACCATGCTCACGACATCCTCGATGTTCGGCCTGTCGCTGATCGTCTCGAATGTCATCTCCTTCAGCCGCCAGTCGAAGGATGACCAGAGGGTCAACCAGATAGGCGTTTCGCCCGCAGCAGCCGGCACTATCGCCCGATTGGTTTTCTTCATGTGTGGCCATTCAGGGCGCAGATCGAGCATGGCAACGTGGTAGCCTTTCCCCTCAGGCCAGACAAATCCCATCAGGTCATTGCCTTCGGGGTCAAAACCGTCTGCCGACGCAAGAAGGATCGACCCTTTCGGAGGCAACTGGACAGGCTTGAGCCATTCCAGCGTTGCGCCGATTCCTCCCAAATCCGTCACCGTGTCGGAATTGAGGGCGCACCGATCACGCCGCATGTATCGCTGTGCCGTTCTCTCCCCTATGCCGGTTGTCGCCAGCCACTCCGACCACTCCCCGTGTCGGGTCATAGCCTTCGCCTCGTTCAGCTTGCGGCCAGCCGCCAGCGCCTTCTTGATGGCCTCTTTCTCGAATCCTTCGGCCTCCCGATGAAGCTTCGCCACGTCTGCCGCCAAATGAGGAAGGATGTTGCTGCCAGAAGTCATTTCACCAGCCCCCGCGCCTGAGCCTCTGCAAGGGCCTGCTGCACCGCCTTGGCAAACTCGGGCAGCGTCTCAACCTTGAACGCGATCCCCGCCTTGCTTGGCCGCTTGCTGCCGTCCTGTGCCTCGAAGAACACCCGAGCGTTGAAAAGGTCGTGCCCGTTGTATTCCCCGAGCGTCACCCGGATCTCTTCGCCGCGGGCGTTCTTCTGGATCGTCGCGATATGCAGATCAGCCATTGGCGCGCCCTCCCTTGGCTGCTTCCTCTAGCCAAGCATCGAGAAGCGAACGCCGGGCGCAGATCGTCTTACCGACCTTGAATGTCGGGATCTCCCCCTTCTCCTTGAGATAGAGTGCCTGTCGCGCCCGCACTCCAAGGTGCGAAGCGATGGCCCCGATTCCGTAAAGCAAGTCAGGTTCTTTCTTGTCGTCCATGTCGTTTCCTCTTGTCGCAAGTTTGTCGCACGGGCTTGCCGCGCGGTTTTTGCACCCATTGATTTTCAACGGGAATTTCGGGGTTATCGGGGGGCCATCTCCGGGCAAAAAATAGGCACCCGGAGGTGCCTACTATCTGATTTTATTGATATTTTAGGCTCTTTTGTAATCGATACTCGCCACAGGGCGAAGAAATTCCACGAAATCCGCGAAAACGGAGGTTTCATCACCGACCAGCGGCCCCGCCCACGTAGCGCCAGAGGTTGTCGCCGCCGACACAGCAGCTTTCGCCACGATGCCGTAGATCGCCGAATTTTCGCCATAGAGCGCCTTTGCCACCTCGCGCACGCTGTCGCCATTGAGTTTGGCCAGTGCCTTGACCTTGGCGAGACGCGCGAAACCGATGCCCTTTTCCAGCTTCTCGTTCATCCTGACCGTCGCCGGAATGCGCGGATCGCGTGATTCCGAAGCAGCCTTGGCGCTCGACCCGTCCACGGGCTTCGCCGTTGCCGCCTTCACCTTTTCCAGCGCCAGAAGCCGGGTCAGGTCGGCGTCAAGGGCCTTCACTTCGTCGGCCAGCGTGTCGAATTCTTCCTGTTCCGCCGCGTCGGTCGAACGGTTTTCGTCCATCGACTTTTGCATCACAGCTTCCATGCGCGCCGATTTGGTCGCGCGGGCGGCCTGAAGCGCCGCAATCTGTTCGGCAATCGTTGCCATGTCTTTGCCCTCCTTGGGCGTCAATGATATTGATTTCAGGGTTTTGTGCCCCTCAGCGGAGGGCGCGGGGATCAACGCGGGCACACTCTTGCCAGACGAGACCATGTGCTGCGCATCGATAGACTTCACCGTCATGATCGTCGCTTCGGCATTCGCCGGGACCGTGACCAGAGACAGCTCAAATACCTCGGACTTGGTGAAGCGAATGCCGCCACCGTCGAGGAAACTGTATTCTATGGGGCGGAATCCGATGCTCGCCCCGCGGACCAGACCGGCCTGCACCGACTGCCACGCCTCATCGACGCGATCTTTCAGTGCGCCTTCGCCCGCGATAACCGGAAGCTCGGCCTCGAACTCGATGCCATCGGCGGTCGGGTTGCTGAACTTCACCGTTCCGACAGGCTTGTCGTGTCGGTGTTGCCACAAGAGCGGAAGCGGGTTCTTGAACTCCACCCCCAAGGGCTCGATCACATCCCCGACACGATCGACGGCAGGGGTCGTCGCAATACCGCGAATGACACGCTTATCCTCGCTGACCGCTTTCACGGTCAGGAGCGAGTAGGCTCGATTATTCATTGGTTCCGACCTTTCAGAAGATCAGCATCTGATATTCAGGCTCTCTGGGAGCCTCGGGGTTCCGGCTCATGACAGTCACTGCGTCAAAGAGCGCCATCGCCGGGTCAATCTTCGCATCACCGGCATTTGCTTTGGTCGCCCGGATCGCTGTTGCCGTCGGCTCAATCTTGATGTTCCCAACGCACCAGGACATGAGCGCGGAACCATCATGCCGAAGCGTGCCGTTCGCCAGCTTTCGCTCAGCGGTCTTAATCGCGTTCATCATGGCATAGCCCTGCGGCGCGCCGATCAGCGTCCCATCGTCCTGCGTTACGTCAATCTCGGCCAATGCCTCGATCAGTTCCCCGAGGCCCGCAGGATCCACCGACACAGAGGCCAGCAAGCCACGTTGCTTCACCTCTCCTATGATCTCAACGATGGCCGAAATGTCCGCCAATTCATCACCGACAATCGTCAGGTCACCGTCCCGCTGGAAGTCAATCAGCTTCGATGCGATGGACTTCCGTCGGTCCAGAACTCCTTTGTGGCACCACGCATGATGCCAGCAGAGCCAATCCCGTGACCCCTTTTCACGGCCAACAACCGCCAACCCGAACAGGTCGTCCAAGCCGCCGCCGTCGATCCCGATCACCACGATCTCAGACCGTGAAAGGACCGCTTCGTACGTCAGCCCCTTGTCACCTCGTGCGGACCAGAAGTCCGCTCCCGGCCAGCGATTGGCCCGCAGGTTCATGCCGATCTCGACATTCAGATGCTTCGCGAAGAAGACGTTGCGGCTTTCTGGCCCCTTTCCCATCTCCTTGCGAAGCTCGTCTTCCAGCCATTCTGGACTGACTGACCGGCCGATGTTCGGGTTCGTTATGTAAAAATTCGCAGGGTCAAGGTAACCCTCTCCGTCGATCATATCCTTAGGAAACTCATAGATAACCGGCAGGAATTTCCGGTCTTCCTTCTTCCCGTCCCTCACGTCTCGTGCGTAGTCCAGCTTATCCTTGAACACCCCAGATGGAGGGGCGTCGGATTGCGTGGTGATTGACACCACAAACCCCTCCGGGCGGGACACGAGGCCGCCGGTTGCCTCTTTGAGCATCGCATCTGCCTTAGGCTTCGATCCGAACACCCAAAGCTCGTCAATCAGGACAAAGGCCGCCTTCTTTCCGGACACCGTGTCATTGTCGGCAGCCACCACCTTCAGCTGTGCGCCGGTCGTTCGATGCGTGATTGTCCGAAGATGGTCCTGCACGTGCAAGAGGTCAGAAAGCTCCCCGTCAACTCGGACCATATCCGCGGCCGGCTTGAAACTATTCCCCGCGACCTCGATCGTCGGCGCCAAGATCAACAACTCCGCCGACATGCGCCAGTTTCGGATCAGCGCTGTTAGCATGATCCCAGCCGCAAGTGTCGACTTCGAGTTCTTCTTACTGATCGCGAGAAAGAACTCTCGGATCATCCTCTTGCCCGTCTCTGGATCATAGGCGCCGAAAATCGCACCGACGAAATCGAGCACCCATTGCTCGCAGGCCCCCCCGAATGTCGGGCTGCCAGCCGCATCGACGATCCGCAGCGATTTAAACACATCCAGTGCCGCAGCAGCCTCATCAGGGAAAAGCGGGGGGAAAGGGATCAGGCTCCTACCTTGAACAATCCTCCGCTCCCAGTCCGGACAGGCCGTGGTGAATTCCATCATCGCCTCGTGTTATCGACAGCCAGTTTGGGGGCAACAGGTGGGGCGAACTTGCTACCCCCGGTTGCGGCCTCCTGAGCTGCGGCTTGCCGCTGCGCTTTCTTGCCATCCGGCGCTTTCGCCTCGCTCCACGCCTTGAAGGCCGTCGCCAATGCCTTGATCACGTTGGCTCGACCCGGAAGCTCGATTGCCTTGAGCATCGCGGCCTTGCGCCGAGGATCGTCCTCGTGTGTCTCGATCAGTTCCGCCAGCGCGCCGAAATGCGTCGTCGTTGCGTCCAATTCGTCAAGCAGACGGAAGATCAGATTTTGGCCTTTACCGACGATCTGGCTAGGATCAGTGGCATCAATCCCCGCCATCATTACCGGTTCTCTCCGATGTTCCGTACTGGTGCGCACTGGTTGGTGCGCAGCTTGGGGGCGATCAGGCCAGCCTTCGGTCTTTGCCTTCTTACGGATCGCACCGTCCGAAACCTGATACCATTCGGCTATCCTCCTGATACTCCAATCGGATTTTTCCCAGTCCCTGCGAATTGAGGGCCAGTCTATGGTCTTTTTCTTTTCGGCCATCGCAGTTCGCGCGCACCAAGTGCGCACCCTCCAACTCCCCATCAGGGAAAAAATCTACAGATGAGGGAGCGGCGGGTCGCCAGACCGAAGGCCTGCCGGTCCTTGACCACCCCCCCCTATGCCTTCCACCGCTGGTCCACCCAACGACATTTCGGTGTCCGCGCAACTCCATCGAATCCGACTACGCGGCGCGATATCTTGGCTGAACGGACTTCATCGCCGTCGAACAGCATCGCCTCAATCGTCTGGCACTCCACATCATGGCAGGATGCGCAGAGGCACCAGACGTTATCAGGATCCAGAAATAGTCGGATGTCTCCCTTGTGCGGCACCAAGTGGTCGCCGATTAGGCGCTTGGTGCTCGCTTCCACCTTGCCGCACATCTGGCATGTGAAGTGATCCCGCAGCAGCGTTTGCCACCGCAACCCATGAGGTTCACCGCGCCATGCCCGCATATCGTAGAGCTTGGACCAATCGCCCCTCGTGTCGGGGCTGTATGTGGCAGCGGCAGCGGTCATGCGCGGTGCGATGCGCGAGATCATGGGTTTGATCGTCGTCAGGCGCGCCATCTGTCACCCCTTCGGCGGTAGAGACCGCTTCACCTTTTCGCCGTGCCAGCCGCTGACGGCCGAGTGCCATTGGTCACCGCAGCCCTTCCGCTCGTCATATGCCCTCCATACCCCAGAGACGCCGCACTTGCGGGTGAGGCGGACGCGCCGGGGGACGATACCACGGCTACGGCCGTCCTTCCCCAACATGGCCTGAGCCATCGGAAATGAATCTCCCTAACAGGCGATGGACTGGCGCCCGCAGTTGTGTTCACAGTCCGGTGATTAAGGGAAAATGATTCGAATCTTAAAATGTCAGATACACCAACAAATCGAAGCTCACGGACTCTCCAGACGATCTCTCGCGTCCTGACACAGACCAGATTGTTCTTACAGGAGGACAAGAAGCGATCGAATACTGCGTTCTTCGGCATGCTGGTCGCTGGCGCTCTGATCACGGCTGCCAGTGGATATGCCTCAGATTACCTCTGGGACAAGTATGGCCCTGAAGATAGCACGTCCACAAAATTGAAGGATATTTCGGATCAAGCAACTGGCATCAAGGATGATGTCGCCCAACTCAGCGAGAAGATCGGAAGTATCAGGGCAAGCATCCCTGAGGATCAGTACTCCGATATACTAGATAGGCTTAAGGCAATTGATGGTCGAGCGGCCTCCATTGTTCCGACTGTTGCGACGGTGGCTTCATCCGGGAGAAAATTCATCAATGGCGGCGCAGTCAGTGATGGTCCGCATCTCGGGAATGGCACATTCTTCCTACCCGTGGACGGGAACAACGCCACATCCGCTACCATCTGCGGCGGTTACGTTGTCACACAGAACCCTCTTAACTTCCATCAAGCCAGCCTCTCCTTCGCAGGCAAAGCAATCAGTGCCCGCTACGGGGAAACGCTCTACCTGAACTCTGTTCAGGCGACGGTAAGCGGCTCAATTACCGAGGGGCTCGGGAGACAGGTATTCTATGAATGCGACGCGAAGGCCTGACATGCAATCTCGACACCATGTGCCACGAGGGAATCTTACGATGATGGAATACGAGACATACGCCGAGGTCAGCGAGACGTACCGCAGGGCTCCTCAAGCATGGCAGATACTGACCTCATGGGCCGTGCTGAAAGCCACTGATAGCTCCGGAGACTACGGGCCCGGCTTGATCACCTATACAAAACTCGGGAACCTCATGGGCTACACTGGACCAATGGCGGGAATGAACGCTATCCGACCGGTACGTCACATCTATCGCTTCTGTGAGGCGAACGGCTTGCCTCTGCTGAGTTCTCTTGTGATCCGCAAGGACCATGGAGCCCCCGGTTGGGACTATGAAACGGATGACGAAACGCTGATCCAGTGGCAGAGAGACGCCCTTGCGTATGATTGGTTCACCATACGAGCCCCGGAAGCTAGCGCCTTCAAGAAGCATCCGATTGCGGACGAGTAATCGCGCCACTCGCTTGCCCCACGCGGCCTGAACCCGCCCATAAGAAAGGCCGCTCCCGGAGGAACGGCCCGCCCGTTGCAGGGGCTATTGAGCGCGGGCCGGACCTGATCCCGGCTTCACCGTTTCCGGTTACCGACGCGATGTCGCCTTTCCGTCAAGGACGCCGCACTCAGGAGTGCGCATCTGCGGGAGTTGCACCCGCACGGATGTTTCACCGCTGGACTTTCGATGCGCCGCCAGAAGGCGGAATCGAAAACGCCCGCAGTTTCCTCCGGGCGCCTATCTGACGCACTGCGCCATGTTGGCAATTTCACACACTTACGCTTTTGCGTCAACACTATATCGCGTCGGAAATGCCGGAGAGCACAAGATCAAGCCGCGCAAGTGCCTGCTTGACCGCAACGGGCCCGCGATAGCCCAAGGGCTCCGGTCCTGCGCCGTCCAATACCATGCGCTCGACCAAAGGCCAATCATTGGCGCTGATGTGCTGCGAGATGGCGTGATATCGGCTTATCCGGTCTGTCTGGATTGCTATCGCGTGGTCCGGCTTCGGGCTGCTGTCAACCGTCGGGCGCTGGTAGTCCGTCGCAGGCATGCGCTGCGTTACCTCGTAGGCGTTGCGCAGCTTTTCTGCGACACCATACGCCGCGACCGACAGCAGGCCGCGCTTGTGCCATTGCTCCAGCATATCCACCCGGCGCGCACGCTTGATGGTGCCGGTGCCGTCGATATCCGCCACCCGTTCCCTCGCCAGACCTGCGCGATTGGCCAGACCGTCCGCGCCGTAGTCCCAGGGGCTTTTCAGCTCAGCCGGTCGATGCACGTTCTTTGTCCCGTTCCTGCGGTTCTTGCGGCGTGCTTTCTTGCTGACCGCCGCGCCCTGCCCCGTCTTGGCCATCATGCCCATGTTCCTGCCCCCTGTGTTTATGCGTGGTTGACCAGCTTGCGCAGCAGATCCGGCCGGTATCCGCTCCATGCCTCATGCCCGTCTGCCTCAACGATCGGCGCGGATCCGAACCCCGCCGAGATCAGCCGTTGCAGATCGTCCGGGCGCTCCATCAGCTCGCGGGCTTCGAACGGAACCTCGTGCTCGTTCAGCCAGCGCTTGGTGGCGTCGCATTGCCTGCAATCCGTTTTGGTCCAGACGATGACAGTCATTCCGCTGCCTCCGATTTAGCTGCGACTGCATCAACGAGTTGTTGGATGAACTGGTTCGTCTGTCTGGCCTGCCGGTAGGTTTCAAGAGCCATGACGAACGTGGCGGGCGCCGACAGCATGAACACCCAAAACAGCACCGCGTCGATGATCTTGCTCAAGCGCTTCATCGCCCTGCCTCCCACCAAGAAGCCCAAAGTCCAACGCCGATGGCCGCCAGTGCGATCCACCAAAGCCCTGCGTCAGCCGACTGATACGCCAGCGTCATGACGACGCCCGATGCCAGCATGATTGCGTGTGACGGTCTCAGGATCATTCGTCCTCTCCTGCAAGTCGCGCCGACCCGTCGTCGGTGGCGCGGATGGTGGACACTGGGTCGATTTCCGGGCCGTTGAGTGCCCTTTCGGTTCCGGGCGCTGCATTCCTCGTAAAATCGGCCAACACCGCCTCAGCGGACCGCCCCGTGGCCCTGGCGGCACAATGGCACCCCGCCGCATCGATCTCGCTGCACAGGCGGCCAGCGCACGGGCTGTTGGCGCATCGCACCCGCGGCGTCTCGCGAGCAAGGGCGTCGAGGTCGCGCTGGCTGTGCGGTGTGTCGTAGCGATTCATGCCCAGTCCTCCGCCAGAACGCCGTCGGCGATTGTCGGGAACACCGGCAGCGTCCGCAGCGCAGCGCGTTCCAGCTCCCGGGCCTCGCGCTTGTTCAGGGCGCTGACGGACAGCCGCGCGGCGTGGGTCGGCTCCGGCTTGGCCAGCGGCAGATCGAACGGCACGGGCGCCAGCTTGATCGCCGGGCGGCTCTGGCGGTTGCTCTCGCTGGCGTTGACAGCGCGGGAGGCTTGGGGGTGGGTGATGGTCATGCGTCCTCCTTCGCGCGCGAGAACTTGGCATCTGCCTCGAAGCGCGTGTAGCTCATGGCGTGGGGGTGGAATTTCAGTCGGATAACTCCCGGCGAAAAACCGTAGAGCTGCGTTTCTCGCACCTTCCACGTGTTGATTTCGACGTATTGCTCGCCCTCTTCATTCTCGCCCTTATGGACAGAGAACCCGAGTGCGGGCTTGTTGTAGAAGGCGGCGCTATCCGCAATATCGTAACCCGTAGGGCAACGAGGCTTTCCATCCGTCAGCATCTTACGCGGATGAGCGATAAGGCAAATGTGCGTGTCGTATTGCTCGGCCCACTGCCGGATCTGTTGCAGTGCGAAGTTGATATAGGCCGTCATGCTCTCGCCGGGCTGCGGCAGGTGCTCAAGCTCGTTCCAAGGGTCAACGATGATCAACTTGCACTCGTCTCGCACGGCCAATGTATAGATCGTCGCTTTCAGCCATCCGAGGTGATGCTGCGCATCCTCATCGAACGTGCGCTGGACGATGCGAAAATGAGCATCCGCGAAGGCATTGAAATCTGCGCGTTCGGCGGATGACATGTCATCCCACGGCTTGCGGGCATAAAGCCGGGCAAGCTGATCACGGATACGGTAAGGATGGGTTTCAAACCCCATGATTCCTATGCGGATCTGCTCGTTCACTGCGACGTGATAGGCCGCAAAAGTGACGAAGGTGGACTTGCCTGCGCCCGGGGTGCCGGTGCCTACGCTCATCGTCCCAACCTCGAACGCCAGTCCGAAATCATAGGGCTTCATGCCGACACGCAGCACTCGCCGGTCCGGCAGGGGAGGTAGGTCAGAAATCCCGGTGATGATTCCGCCGGGAGGATCGATCCTCTTGGCCTGCGTCAGGCACTTCGACAGATCACCCTCGCCGAGATGCACAAGCACATCGTTCGCATCCTTGCACCCATCGGGCCAGCGCAC